TCAGATCATTCCTCCTTCAAATTCGTATCCTGCTTCAGACAGAACACCCTTAATTGCCCCAAAGACTTCTGCCGAGAGTTTTCGCCTGAAATCGCACGGGAGCGATGTACACGTCTCCGGCCAACTGTAAAGTTTCAAAAACTCAAGCTCATTCGGCGGTAGCAAATACCTCATATGAATGTGCACCAACGCTCCGTCCTCGGAGTACTCTATTGGCGGTAACGTTCTATAGGCTGAGAGGCAGGCACATGCAAGCGACCTGTAATTGTGGGATTCCACCTGCCATTGCGGGAGTGGGCTGACTTCCAGCATAGAACCGCTGCGGCGATAAAGGTAGTATACTTGAGAACCCGGCATGCCGGTTCTAAGAATTGAAACGGTGTCGGTCATATCCGGCCTGTTTTCCCAGTACCCATGAGAAAACGGCGGTTTTAGTCGGAGATACTCCATTCCATATTCGGGAAAAGAGGCTGGCGTCCAAGAGGCAGCAGACAGCGTTGTATGCCACAATGCTCGCAGATTCTCTTGTTCAAGACCGAACATCGCTTTTATCCCACCTGGGGTTGCTGCCACATTACGCTTTGAATAAAACCCAATGCCGGATACGCAGGAGATACCATTCAAGGCGATGCCCCGTTGAAATAAGATATTTCCGAATGCTTCCTCATGCTTCATTGATGGAGCTATTCTGTTGGGGCAGTGATAAACCACACCCGCACGTAAAAACTGATTTGCAACTTCATCTTCAAGCTCTTCGGGAACAAGGGGTAAGCTTTCGGATAGTTCGGGGTACATCGATTTATAATTTGCAAGCTGGCTGCGGATTCTTCTCTTTAGGTGCACGATAGAAACAGGTTCCTCCGCGTCGTCCCAAAGCGACGCATAAGCCATCATTCCGCAGATACTATATACCAGGCGAATTTTCCATTCATCTTCCGTTTCGCGCTCTCCCTTGCTGATGTGATACTGTTGTGATACGGCCAAGAGCAGCCCGCCATACTTCTTCATTGGAGTTCTCCCAATACAAACTGCAGTTCGCGTTTCAGATTTGCAGAGATTGTGATGCCCTTTTGTGAATCAGCAATTGCATCGGTGATTTCGTCCATTGACATGGACGCGTAAGCAATGGGAAAAACAGCGAACAGGAACTCATCATCTGTTGTCGTAGCGGAATAGATAGCATGCATTGTAGCTTCAAGGCTGGCGATGCGGCTTTTGATGAGAGGACTCAGTGCAAACTTTGAGAGCGCTTTTGGTACTTTTCGTTCATCCTTTGATGCTGAGAAATCGTGGAAGTCGTCAGCGAAGTACCCACCACAGTATTTCCCGGTAGCCTTTCTATCTACAATGGGTTCTGTAAACAGCGGCAGCATGAATCCATACAGACTTTGGGGCTCAACTTGGATATCCTCTGCGTACGGGTGGGTAGCAACATAGAAGATACCTTCTTGAGAAAGGATTTCTGGGAGCCTGTTTATCCAACCGCTCGCAAGGAGGTTGTTGATGATCACGATGTCCTCTCCGTCAGCGCCAATTTCTGTAAGAACCCGATTGGTATAGTTCCCTTCACAGCTAAGCATTCCGTGCTTGTGACCAGCTACGGACGCATAAAAAGATTGAACAATATCAATTGCATTCGGACCGACCATAAGGATCGGCTGCTTTTCAATATAGGCAGCACAAAGAAAAGCTGCTAAACCGTTTCTGTGCTGTTCTGCAACACCAGCCTCGGCAAGTTCAAGCGCAACTGTATGTATTACGTCTGTCCAAGAGTGATGGGCTTCCAGGTCATCGAAGTTGTCAAGTGCAGGAAAACTGCGATATGGAGAGGTAACAGGTTCCGGAGAAGCTTCCGGCACAGCAGATGTTTCTGCACTTTTTGCTTGCACCTGTTGCCCGCCGACGAAAGCCATGCCTGCAATAAAATCTGCGGCATGATTGCGTGCTCTTTGAATCCTCTCTGCAACTGCGTTTTCAACATCCTCAGCCAGCTTCTCCTTCTCAGCCAATATACCGGCGAGGCGTTCTTCTTCCGCTTTTGTCTTCTCAAATGTTTCTTGCGCTTCAGTTAATCGGGCAGTGGCAGAGCTTAACTCGGCGTTTAGTGAGTCAAGTTCCTCTTGGGCTTCAGCAAGCAGGCGACTGTTTTCTGTTTCCCAGTCAGAGCGAAGAAGTGCTTTTGTTTTTTCCTGAAGTTCAGCACTTGCAGAGACGGCAGATAGAACAATTTCGTCTTCCAAGCTATCTCCATCAAAGTATTTCCAAACTTCGTCCATGTATTTACCCAACAGTTCTCCCGCAGCAGGCTTGGAGCAGCAGCACGCCACTGCGATTTTGGGCGTAATGTCATCAACCGGGATTGCGCTGAGAAAGTCCTTGAAGGTCCTGTATTCTGTGCGAATAATCCCTCTTGTTTTGTATGCAGGCCATGAAATCGAAGAAAGGACAATATTCTTTACAATATCAAGCGAGCTTTTCAAATGATACAGACTGCCTGGAAGACCAGCAAAAGCATTTCGATAGAAAGAAATTCCATTGTCCAGACGCAGAATGTCATCACCAGCGAATTCATATACCGGTACCACATTACAGTCTTCGGCAAAGGCAGCCTTCCCGTTAGCGGTGATAAGTTCCTTGGCATTGCACAGGATACCCGTATAGTACCCCTTGGAAGCATAAATGGAGAACATGACCCTGCGGCTGTGGAATTGGCATTCAATTCCGTCTTTCAGCAGCTTGATCAGTACATCAAGACTTGATGCTTCTGTAATAATAACGACTTCAATAGCATCAAGTTTTGTGCTGTATTGAGATAAAATGTAATCCTTGGACGGATCATTTTCGTTTGGGACTGCAGACCAAGTCCAAACGCCATAGAATCCAGCATTGGAAGGCCCATCTTTATAGAAAATTTTATCTCTGTTTGCAAAGTACGGTGGGGCATCATCGTTTTTTTGGAAAACATGATAGTGCCCATTATGGCTCAAATCGGCATGACGAATGAGCCAATTCTGGCCGTTGTGATCCGAAATAACCCCGCACAAGGAAACGATTTCGCCACTATTAACAGGCGGCAGGACGGAATGATCGGTATCGTCAAATGAAGCGAGGCGTTCGGTATCATTGCTCTTAAAAGCGGAAGGAGCAGTCTGCAATTCTTTTATTTTCTCCTGCGCTTCCGTTAGTGAGGCTGCCAATGCAGCTTTCTTCTGCTCAACTTCTTGAATGATTTGTTCGTGCTCTTCCTTTGCAGCAGCGGCGGCCTGCTGAGCGGCTTCGATTTGCTCGGATAGATGATGGTTTTCTTCTTTCAAAGTCTTAATGCGTTCAGCCACTTCATCATTTCTGACTCGCTCAGATCTGATGCAGTCCATTCTTTCAAAAAGTCTCGCGTGGGCTTCCGCATCCAAAGCTGCTCCCGTGAGCTTAAGGTATAAATCAACATTGTCGGCAAAAACGGAGTCGAGCATAGTTGATGCCAAGGCAATGCCGTGCGTTAAGCCTTCCCCTTCAAGCTTTTTAATATTCTCTTGGATCTGCTCGAGCCAGGTGACAACCCATGCATCGACGAACTTGGTGATAAAGGGCTTATCAACGTTGGATACTGCAATTGACAGTGCGAATTGCTCTGTCAAAGCTTTGGCTCGGAACCCCTTTTGTATTTTCGAGAATTCCTTTTCATTTGCCTTGAAGTGTTCTTTGAATTTTCTGCCGGTGATAATACCGCAGAGGATTGTTTTTTCCTCTTTAGTAAGAAGTTCAGCATAATTTGTCATATTGTATCTTCCTATCTTTCTGTTTTCATGCTTCTGTAGAAATCCTGTAACCTACGATAGGATTGTTCGTTGATGGTGCCGCTCCTAATGCATTTTCGTATCCACTGACATATCAGGGGGTAATGTTTCATGCCAGCCAAGATATTGCGCAGAGAGTGAGGTACAGGAATTGCTGGCCCTGATACATTCGTGATCCGCTTCAGAGTAGTGGCCTCATCATGGGGAGCAGCAGGCTGCCGCTTCATAAAGTCGATTTGCCAAACGACATCAAGGCCAATTACAACCTGAACACGCAATCCGAAAGATAGCCCATTCAGTTCAATGAACTTTTCTGCGGTGATTTTTCTCTTATCTATAATCCGGTTATTATGGGAGACAATCAATTCACCGTCAAATGCCGACTTGAAGCGCATTGCTTTATTGTGCGGCAAAATATCCGTTTCGCCAGGAACAATTTCATCACCAGACAGATTGCTTACTGACAGTTCAGGGCACGATCCCTCTTTATCAAGAGGTTCCCTCCAAAAGTAAGTGTACTGCAAGACTTGGGTACGGCCTGCGGATATTAACTGCTGCCTGCCCGAGCAAGACACCTCGTAGATTTTCGGTTGAGATGCATTGTAGTTCAGCGGACGGACGGTTGCAGCGGGAAATGTTTTAACAGACGCCACATTCCCTTCGACAAGCATATACATCCGGCTCTGATTATGCTTCACCACATAATTGCCTTCAACAAATAACGGCCACACGGGCTGTATCGAAACAGGCTGATCTGTCAGACGGCAATGGTAATCAAGAAAGAACCGGGCAGCGTATTCATTAAAGTCAGTTGCGGAAACCACATATAATGTCCATGTTGTCCAATCGAATCGTTTTTTTGCGACTTCCCGAATTTGTATGCCATTGCACTGCCGCATATAGGGACTGCCTTGTTTTAGCAGATAGTATTCTTTCCCAATCTCGACATCCGCATCATATGTAAGCTTTTTGCCTGAAGCTCTTTCAAATAATGTGCCTTCCGGGTCAACGCCTTTAATCTCTGCTGGCCAGAATTCGTGTAACTTATCATCCCCGTTTTGAAAACTAAGCGTGTATTTTTCATATGGCCTTTCGCCGATAGAGATGTATGTGATGCTGTCATAATTCAGTCGTTCTTTGGCGAACACATAACAAATATCCGATACGCCTTTCGGTTTGATCTCTATACGGAAGTTCTTACTGAGTGCGCTTACCGGTGCGCGAATCAAACCAACTTCAAAACTGAAAGATGATGCGGACACATTTGTAATTCGGATAGGTAAGTCATGCTCCTGAGAACTGTAAATGATTGTATAGCTAGCTCCGAATGTGCGCTCAGGGCAATCTTTACTTTTTTCATAGGCACTGTGCTTGAAGTAGCGTACCCTGATATCACCATCGGTAAGAATGACATACTGCCCGCATAGTTCACACATAAAGAGGCCGCTATGAGCAGATACAGTTCCCCCTGGGTGTAAACGTGCGGCTTCTTCAGCTGTAATGCGCTTCCAGCCATTGTCTGACCACATACAGACATGCGTTAGTGACGCCACATGCATTCCTCCTTATGTTTTTATAGGGCTAGCAAAAATGGCTGCCTGCTCTCGCCGCGTGCTTGTCCGGCTACCAGCTTTCACATCATGTGGACTTCATCTCGTCCTCGCCGCAGAGTGAGTATGGAAATTTGCAAATTTGATGAAAATATCCATGCGCAAAAAAACGGAATAACTCCGATTTGCCGTAAGGAGTTTATTCTGGTTTTTGATTTTTGATAGCAGGGCAGCCAAACCGGGTTTCGCAGTTTAGTGCCGCCTGCTGTCAAAATATGGGGTATCCGAAGGGGAGAAATCCCCTTGACTCGGGGTTTCCAATAGGGGCGAGCAGCACCCTGTTGGCACACGATTTTGCTTGCAAAGTCTAGTGTGTTATACCTTTGTTCCGGCTGACGTAAAAAGGTGTGATGCCGCCTTATGGGCAGCACACCTTTTAGCGGCAGGAGCGCGGGTATAAAACTGCGAACGAAAGTGAGCAGTTTTGTATTCGTGCGGTAAAGGGACAAACGGTATATAAAGCCTCCGTCTCTCGTCTCTCGTCTCTCATCTCGCCGCTGCGGCGTCACTTGTCCGCCGTGCCACCCTTCTTCGCGTTGTGCTGATCTTTGCAGCGCTGACTGCAAAAGAGCGCGTTGGGGCGGCTGGCGAGGAAGACTTTTTGGCAGTTTGCGCAGAGCTTCATGTTGTTTTTCTCGTCCGTCAACATGAACGTGAGCATCATCCGCACGGCCAGAAGCAGCGAATGGTAATCCCACACGATGGTCGGTTTTTCCCGCAGCTCGATGTGGTACGTCGGTGCGATGCCGTCAAAGCAGGCCATGCCCTGGCGGTAGACCGCGCGCGTGTCCTCGTCCAGCGCGTCGCTGTTCCTGTAATAGAGGAAGCTGGAGCAGAACGCGAACGCCCAGTCTTTGAACTGCTTCACGAGCCAGTCGTACCGCTCGCCGTACTCGCGCATGAAGCACATGATCTGCGCCTCCGGCTTGTCGTGAAAGGTCAGCTCCAGCGCCATCATGTTCCGCTCGCTCACGTCCCAGCGCCAGTGCGTGCCCTTTTTGGTGAACTGCAGCTTTTCAAACGGCAGAAACAGCGACAGATATTTTTCCGTGTCCATGGTCTCGTCCCGGATGAACTGGTTTTTCAGCAGATACACGGCCTCGTAATTCATGAAGGTCGGCGTCGTGGGAATGGCGGTCATCAGGCCGAGAAGGCCGTACTTCCCGGTAAACGCCATCACAGCGTTTTTCACCGCTTCATCGGGTGCCTTCTTCATGGAGAGCATGCCGACGTTGAGCGCGTCCAGGACCAAGTTCTGTCCGTCCTGCAATGGGTCGTAGACCCCGGGTTTCGCACTTTTGGCGGGCACGACGTATTCTTTGCCGTCCGCCGCCTTCCGGCACTCATATTCGGAGTACCTGACCCAATGGGAGCTTGCAGATTCAAATGGATTTTTCATGGTCAGCCTCCTCATATCGTCTGAGAAATTCCCGTTCCCGGGCGGTGAGATGCCCGGACTTTTTCAAATGCTCGTACAGCGGTTTTCGCAGTTTTTTCATGACCGTCGCCCGGACCTTCCGAATATTCCGGTCGGATACGTCTTCCATCTTCGCCAGACGTTCCGTGCTGTAATGCCGGATGGCAAGGAAATAGATGAGCTCCTTGTGCGCCTCCCGAAGCCCATACAGAGATTTTGAAATCGTCGTATTGGCGGTCAGCTCATGCAGGTCGTAGGGACAGTCGAAAATGACGTCCAGAAAATTGCCACGGCTGAGCTGCTGAACAGCTGGATTCATGTAATGCTGCGGGATCACCGCCGCATCACTTCGGACTTTGTAATCCAGCGGCAGATCGCCCCTAAAGGTGACATGGTATCTCTCTTGCCGCTCGCTGTTTCTGTCCATTCTGTCCCAGATGGCGATGACGTTCAGGAAGTCCTCCGTCGTCCGTGCCGATTCCTCGAAACGTTCTCGGGCCGCGTCCTCTGTCCTGCGGGCGAGCCGGGCCATCTCCGGGCTGAGCTTCTTTTTGTGCGCCAGTTTCTCCCGGAATTGTTCTTCGTCCAGCTCGATCTCTTGTTCCAGCTGGTCGGACTGCTCCAAAGAATACTGATCTGCAAAAGGTTTGAAGGTTTCATCCGGCAGCTCGTCGTTTGCCGGATCATACAGCGTATCGGCCACCGAAATCGCCTCCGTAAAATATTTTTGAGAATTTTTCAAAAAAGGTTCCGATTTATTACAGCGTTTTCTCCTATTAGTGAGGGGACAAATGAGTTGGGCCAGTTTGTCCGGTACAGGAGGTATCAAAAAGCAATGTTTGTTCCCGGAACCAATTATATCAAGAATATTGGCATGAGACAAGGAGGATGATCACACGAATCTCTACGGAAGCATCAAGCAAACCATACCCTTGCGGCGGGCCGCTGAACGGTACGGCCTGCCGGTCGGCAGAAACGGCATGACAAAATGCCCGTTTCATGACGACCACGAGCCCAGTCTGAAGCTCAACGGCAATTATTTCTACTGCTTCGGCTGCGGCGCGCACGGCGACGTCGTCGACTTCACGGCAAAACTTTTTGGAGTCGGCCTCTATGAGGCCGCACAAAAGCTCGTCTCGGATTTTGGTATTCCGGCCGAGGGAGATAGACAAACGACAACTATGACATCAATTCCATACAGCTACCCTCAGGCACAGTCCTCCCGGGAACGGGAGCGACTGTGCTTTTCCGTTCTTCTGGAGTATGTGAGGCTTCTGCAGAAATGGAAAGTGACCTGCGTGCCCACATCTCCTGGCGACGCGCTTGACGACCGGTTCGTCATCGCCTGTCACGACCTGGACAGGATTGGGTATTACCTCGACATTCTGACTGAAGGCGACAAATTGGAACGAGCAAAGCTGGTGGATCAGCTGATGGATCAAGATACAATTTTCAGGCTCATGAGATGTCTTACGGACTACAAGGAGGAATATTCCGGTGAAAAGCAAAGCTGCACAGGCTGACTACCCCGTCTGGTTCGACGGCAAAAATATCAACGAGGCGCTGTTTTGCGACGAGTTTTTGTCCACGCGGAAGCTCGTGTTTTCCTGTGGCGAGTTCTTCACGCCGGACGGCAGAGTCACAGATGATCTGCCGTTGAGGAGTGAAATATACGACGCCCTAAAGTGCTGCGCCTGCAACAACATCCCGAAAAAGATCAGCAATATCATCGAAGTCCTGAAGTTGTCCGCCAACGCAGACGACTTCTGCCCGGACACTGAACACATCCATCTGGCAAACGGCACGCTCAGACTGGACGGTGCTTTCACCGACGGTAGGGCCGAAATTGTCCGCAGCCGCCTGCCCGTGGCTTACCGGCCCGACGCGCCTGCGCCGGAAAAGTGGCTGCTATTTCTGGACAGCCTTCTCTATCCTGAAGATATACCCACCCTGCAGGAATATCTCGGCTACTGTCTTATCCCCAGCACAAAGGCCCAGCGGATGATGGTCATCAAGGGCAGCGGCGGCGAGGGCAAAAGTCAGATTGGAACCGTCGCGGCACGGCTGTTCGGCTGCAATATGAAGGATGGCAGCATCGCCAAAATCTCCGAAAACCGCTTTGCCCGGGCCGACCTGGAGCACATTCTCCTGATGGTGGACGACGATATGAAGATCGAGGCACTGCGCCAGACCAACTACGTAAAGTCCATGGTCACGGCCCAGGGCAAAATGGATCTGGAGAAAAAGGGCCGACAGAGCTACCAGGGATGGATGACCGCGCGGCTTCTGGCCTTCAGCAACGGCGACCTGCAGGCGCTCTACGACCGCAGCAACGGGTTCTACCGCCGCCAGCTCATTCTGACGACGCGGGACAGGCCCGCCGGCCGCGTGGACGACCCGGATATCGCGGAAAAGCTCTGCGCCGAGATCGAGGGCATCTTTCTCTGGGCATTTGAGGGGCTGCAAAGGCTCATTGCCAACAGCTTTCAGTTCACGGAGAGCCCGCGTACTCTTAGCAACCGGGAATATGTCAAAAGCAAGGCCAACAACGCCATCGAGTTCATGGAGTCGGAGGGGTATATCCGCCTGAAAGCCGACTGCGACATCAGCGCCAGAGAGCTTTACGCCATCTACTGCATGTGGTGCGAGGAAAACGCCCAGGTACCTGTCAAGCCCCGCAGCTTCAGCGACTTTCTGATGGAAAACCAGAAAAAGTACAATCTGGAGCACAACAATCTGGTGACCAATGCGGCCGGTCGGCGCGTGTGGGGCTTCATGGGCATCGAGGCTCTGGTATCGCCCAACATGAATGGAGCTATGGCCGATTCGCCACGTACGTACGTACAGGACTGAGTACGTACGTACACGGCGTTTACTTGCATTTTCTTATTATTAAATTGGAGGAAGCAGCATGTCAAAACCGCAATACGCCATTTTGCGCTTCGCCAAATACAAAGGGCCGGAGATCGGGCGCATCGAGGCCCACGACGAGCGCGCCAAAGATAAATACGCCAGCAATCCCGACGTGGATACGACGAAAAGCCACCTAAACTTTCATTTGGTCGCGTCGCCTGGTAAATACCGGGCTGAGGCCGAACGGCAGATCGCCGCGGCCGGGTGCCGGACGCGCTCCGACAGCGTGCGCGTGGTGGAAACGCTCATTACAGCGAGCCCGGAGTTTTTCACAGGCAAGAGCAAAACCGAGGTTAAAGCCTTTTTTGTAAGGGCACTGGAGTTCATCATACAAAAGCAGTCCAGAGAGACGATCATATCCGCCGTGGTGCATATGGACGAGAAAACGCCCCATATGCACCTTTCTTTTGTCCCGCTGACGGTGGACGGACGGCTTTCCGCCAAAGATATCGTGGGCAACCGGAAGCAGCTCACCAAATGGCAGGACGAGTTCTGGGCGTTCATGACGGAAAAGTACCCGGACTTTGAGCGCGGCGAGAGCGCCAGTGTGACCGGCCGCGATCACATCCCGCCGCGAATATTCAAGGAGATGACACATCTGACGAAGCAGAAGGAGAAGCTGGACGAGCTGCTGGCCGGTATAAATCCTCTCAACGCCAAATCCAGAGCCGCCGACATATCTTCCTTGCTGGATTCGTTCATCCCCACCGCTGAGAAGATTAGTACACAGCTCAAAAAGTATCGTAGCGCATTCAAAAATATGGCTGCCGAGAACAAGGAACTAGCGGCCGAAAACGCGCAACTCGCCGAGAAGAGCAAGGAGAGTGCCATACACAAGCTCGCGGAAATCAAGCTCCAGCGGGATTACGCGGAAGCCGTCGCCGTTTTGGAGCGTATTCCGCCGGAGATTATTGCTGCATATGGGAGCCGGTTACCTGCATCACAGAAAGAACTGTGAGGAATGCAAATGAATAATGAACTGATGCACGATAAAGACTTCATTCGTTGTTCGACAATCATCGCAGAACTTCTGATGAAATACAAAAGCAAGGAGAGCGAGACCAAAAAGAGCGAGGAGCCCGATGACGGCTCCTCCCCCTACATATTTCTCCGTTTTGACTTGATAAAATATTTATTATCGCTTATTATAATGCAAATGAGTTGTCTACTACTGACAATTTTCTATTGGTATAGTGAACAGGACTTCATAGGCGCGCATGAATGGAGAATTTGAGATGGAAAACGCTTACATATACACTCGCGTTTCGACCATAATCCAGGTTGACGGTTTCTCTCTCGATGCTCAGGAAGAAGAAATACGAGCCTTTGCCAAGTTGCATGATATTAGCATCGTTGGTAAGTATTCCGATGAAGGCAAATCCGGCAAAAATGCCGAACACAGGCCGGCGTTCAATCAGATGATGAACGATATCAGATGCAAAAAGGACAATGTAAAATTTGTTCTCGTCTTCAAGCTGTCAAGATTTGCGAGAAATACAAGCGACACTGCCAAGTATCTTCAGGAATTGGCAAGTTATGGCGTTGGGCTTCTCGGCGTGAAAGATGGTATTGATACATCGACTGTAACAGGAAAAATGATCGCCAATATTATGGGAGCGGTTGCAGAGGTTGAACTGGAAAACATCCATGAGCAGACACTTTCCGGTAGACAGCAAAAGGCAAGAAGTGGTCTCTGGAACGGAGCCCAGGCACCTTTTGGGTATGCCCTTGAAAACAAAACTCTGAAAATATGCCCTGAAGAAGCAGTAGTTGTAAAAGAGATATTTCGGCTTTTTGTAGATGAAGGGCAGAGCATCCGCTATATTACCAAGAAACTGAATGACGATAATGTGAGAAGAGAACCGCGAGGTAATACTCAGTTTGCCTTATTTACGGAAAGAACAGTAAGGGCTATTATGAATAACCCTGTCTATGCAGGCAAGATCGCTTATGGTCGACGACACACGATCAAGGTTGAAGGGACAAACAATGAAACAAAGGTTGTAAAGCAGGATGATACAAGTAAAATAATACTTGTAGACGGTCTGCATGAGGCGATTATTGCACCGGACATATTCTTCAGGGCAGAAACATTACTGAAAAAGAAGGCCGACCACCGAAAAACCAGAAGTGACAGCACTACTGTTTATCCCTTGACCGGGCTTATCAGATGTCCGGACTGCGGTAAAAATATCTATGGATACACTGCACCCCCAAGGCCCAAAAAGAACGGAAAAGGAGGATCCTATCCCCGCTATATCTCCTATCGTTGCATCTCAGGGAGGGACAGGAATGGCCTTTCCTGCTCGCTTGCCAATAAGTATTACAGCGGAACGAAGCTTGAGAAAGAGGTTCAGAAAGTCATTGCTGCCATGGTAACGATCCCTGAGTTTGTTGAATTGGTAACGAAAAAGATCGATTACCAAACGGATGTGAATACCCTTAAGAGGAAGCAACATGTCGCAGAATCTGAGCTTAGTAAATATGGAAACAATCTTCTGCAGATTGAGAAGAGACTGGCAGAACTAGACACCTCTGATAAATATTATGGGAAAAAGATTGACAGCCTGAACCGTGTTCTAGATGATATCTATGGGAAGTTGGATGACGCTCAAGGCAGGCTCGACAGTATAAACAATGAGATTGCCACTGCTGAGAAATCCACCACTACAAAGCAATCTATCCTTAAAATGCTGGATGGCTTTAACAAATATTATGATATAATGTCCCCAGAAGATAAAAAAACGCTTCTGCAGGCTATGGTGTCATATATAGAGCTGTATAGAGAAAAACGCGCCGATGGGCATCTGGTAAAAGCGATTCACTTCACATTCCCGGTTACTTATGACGGGGAAAGTGGTGTGCTTTTTGTCAGAACTAATGAAGATCATGTTGAGACGGTAGTTTTACTTAGCCACGAAAAGTGATATACCAAACGATTCCTACCACGCACGTGGAAGTGATTGTTTTGCTCATCAGAGAATAAAAGACAGGCCGCCAGCGTTCCGAGAGGAGTGCGGCGGCCTTTTTAACCCGCAGGAGCAAAGCTCCAATGAATATCAATATTTTGCCCGTCAAGGTCGATGCGGTTGATGAGGCTATGCACGAGCTCGCGCTTATCCTCTTGGCTTCCATTTTCCAGAACGCCACCGGCGCTTTCAAGCGTGGCACGGGCGGCCTCCATCACTTCATCAGGCGCAGGCTCGCTCAGACAGTCGAGCTCCGAGCTTACCCCGTCCATCTCAGCCTGAATTGTCGCCATTCTGCCGGAGGCGACCGTTGCAGACAGGCTGCCAAGCTGGCACAGGTCGAGCAGCCGCTCCATTTGGGCGTTTAGATCGGAGAGGCGGGCCTGCAGGAGCTCCCGCTTCTTTTCGGTTTCCATCTCGCGGGTGGGATGCGCAGCCTTCTCGAACGCAGCCGGATCAAGAGCGAGCTGCCGGATTTGATCGAGTATAATCGCGTCGAGCTTCGCCACCGGCCAGCGGTCATTCTTGCAATTCGGGTCTAAAACCATCTTCATGTTTGACTTGGCACGAGAATAGCAAGCGTAATATGGCCAGTAATGACGGTTCTCGCCCCGCCCGGAATAATTGCCGGTCGCGAAGTACCGGGCGCCACACCGAGAGCACCACAGCAGGCCGCCAAGGATGTGAACGCTCTGGAACGGGTGCTTCTGGCCGACCTTGGCCTGCAACGGCTGCGGCTGCCATTTCATAGAAACGAACCGAGCCTGCGCTTTATCGAAAACCTCCTGAGAGATAAGCGGCTCGTGCTTTCCCTTGTAAGTTTTCCCACCGTAGGAGATCATGCCGACGTAGAGCGGAGTGGTTAGAACGGAGCGCACCGAGGTGTCCGACTGCCAAGTTCCGTATTTTGTGGTGTATCGCTCCGCGAGATACACCCGAATTTTATGCACAGACCATCCCTGCAGGTAAAGAGAAAAAACCTCCCGCACCTGCATAGCTTCATACTCATTCACGACGAGCCCCGCGCCGCCGTCTTCCTTTCGGGAATAATCATAACCGATAGGAGCGAACCCGCCGCCGTGGAACAGGCCAGCCTTTGCCCGGCCTTCTCGGCCTATTGCAGAACGCTCTTTGATTTGCTCTCTTTCGAGCTGAGCGAACACCGACAGAATGCCGATCATTGCCCGGCCAAACGCGGTGGAGGTATCGAAGTTCTCATTCATTGAGACGAAATGAATCTCATTCTTGAGGAACACATCCTCGATCAGAAAGAGGGTGTCCTTTTGAGATCGAGAAAGCCGGTCGAGCTTCCAGACCAGCACGGCGTCGCAGGAATGCTCCTTCGACATTTTGATTACTTTTTGCAGGCCGGGCCGTTCCATCTTGGCGCCGGAGAACCCCGGATCAGAGAGCACCGACACGACGTCCCAGCTCTTGGCTTTGCAGTATGCGCGAAGCCGCTCCTCCTGCTCGCCTATGGAATATCCCTTCTCGGCCTGCTCGCGCGTTGACACGCGCACATATATAATAACGCGCACTTAATAAACCCCTTTCGTTTTTCGGGTGCGCGTGTTATACTAAAGGCGGTCTATCCGACCACGCCTTGTGTTGGCGCATGGTGCTGTTTGCAGCAGCTCCGGCCAGTATAACACACGGCCTACAACGCCCTCCCGTTTGCAGCGGGTGGGCGTTTTTTAATTTTCTGACGATGGGACAATCCCGGCTTCAATATCGAGCTTTCTATTACTTTCTATATTCGCAGCGATGACTTCATCGGTTCTGTGGAATGCTTTCCAAAAATCCCATGCACAAAGTGCAGAGAACAAAACAGCACCGCCCCACACGACGAAGTTTCTGAAAACCAGCGCGAGCACCAAAGCGATCGCGATAAAAACACTATCCGCAACCTTTGCCTGCGATTTCACGGTGGCTGCATTTTCAGGCTGACGCGGGGTGTTCTCTGCTCTTTTTCGGCGCTTTTCAGCCCGCTCCATCGCTATCTCCTCTGGTGATGCTTTCTGAGGCTTCGGAACAGGTGCAATTTCCGCACGTTCGAGTGAGGACTCCTTCTCATTCGCGCAAGATGTCCGATAACGCTCACTCGGCCTCTTGCTGTTAAGGCTGGTTGTATAGGATAATCCAGTCCCCGGCAATGAAGCGCGAGCGCGAGCCCCGGTGCGAGAATTCACGGAAATTCCTCCGTGCCTTCCGCCAACGCTGACGCCAATACTTTTCTTCCCGACGTTCAGACGGATGCCTGGCGCAATTTTTATACTTTTTCTAAATCTTAGACCCATATAAAACAACCTTCTTTCTGTCTGCGAGAAGAACCGGCGCCATTTCTGACCACCGGCTCAACGCTCCACTCTATCCAGTTTCCTGCGAATCCAAGCTATCGACAGTAACTTTTTTTCCATACCTGCCGGAGTAGACCAAATCGTCAACATACCCGGCTGCCTTTTCTTGCCCTTCATCGTTCAGTTTTGAAAAGGAATTTAGAAGCGCTTCTTCCCTTTCTGAGAGTTTGCGTGGCCGCACATCCGCAGGCCGAGGATCATCCGTCCACCCCATCAAGTAGGATGGATCGCAGTTGAAGAAGCTCGCTATCTGCGATATTGTTTCATATTTCAGATTTTTAATGCTGCCACTTTCATACCGCTGGGCCGTTGCTTCCTTTACACCGAGGAACTCAGCCATTTGGAGCAGCGTTTTCCCGGAATCTTCTCGGCGCTCGCGAATACGGTCATGCACTATGCTCAATGTTATCGCCTCCTTTCGCTGAAATGATACCACAAACAAACGCACCATGCAAGGTTAATAGTGATTAAATCAAAAAAACTTACGCAAAAAGCATTGACTTGTGGTTCGACACATAGTATCATAAACTTACGCAATAGGTAAGGAGGTGACAGAGATGGATTATAAAACTGACACAATAGCACTAAAAAAGGCGATGCTGGACAACGGGATTGAAACCGCCCTTGAACTTTCCGAAAAGACCGGAATCAATAGAAACACGGTTGGAGACATCTTGCGCGGAAAAACCCAGCCCACCTCTACCGCGATGTACAGGATCGCGGAGGTCTTGAGCATCGAACCTGCGGACGCCGGGCGGATTTTTTTTAGCCGAGACTTACGCAGTGCGTAAGTCTTGATGGAGGAACCAGTATGAAGATCACGAACCACTTCACGGACGGCACCACCAGAGACGACCTGACCGGCGTCCGGGTGCCTTATACGGCGGCCACGGCCAGCGCCTACGCAACGGTGCAGCGGGTGGCCGAACAAACCAAGCAGAAAGGCCGGGACAAATAGCTTTCAACGCTTTCCCCAGCTTTCTCAACAGGAAAGGAGAACTCCGATGAACAAGAGCAAACGCTGGCGCCGCAGACGCGCGGTGGAGATTATCTGCCGGGCGCTCACCATTGCGGCCCTCGCCGGTGCTGCCTTGGCTACCGGCTACTGCTGCAAGGGAGCGCTGAACTTGGCGCCCTTCGCCGTAACGGTTACAGCTTGCGCCTTTCTCTACAGCGCCACGGCCTTTATGGCCGACGAGCTGAGAGCCCAGCGCCTCTGGGCCGAGACCGCCGCTCGCCGGGCACACTGGGAACACTTCTGGAACGGTTGAGGAGGCGAACGGATGGAACGACAAGAAAAACGCTACTGCCGCCTCTTTCTGCGAACAGCCTGCCTCGCTGGCCTCTTTTCCTGCGCAGCAGTTCTCGGAGCAACGGCAGCACTGCCAACGCAGGCAGCGCCGGTTGTTGAGACCGCAGCACCTACCGCATACATACAGCAGCAAACAGCCCCAGCGCCAAGCAGCCCCGCCGCAAGGTACGCCCTCACGGACGATGAGCGCCAGACAGTAGAGCGCACGGTGATGAGCGAGGCCGGGAACGCAAGCCCAGAGCTTCAACGCGCGGTGGCCCAGTGCATTCTAAACACCGCCGAGACCACCGGCCAGCGCCCAGACGCTGTGGCCACGGCCCCCAACCAATACGCCGCCCTCTGGGAGGGCGAAGTTTCCCAAAGCGTTAAAGCTGCGGTTTCCGCAGTTTTCGACGACGGCGCCGAGGAGATCGACGCGCCGGTTCAATACTTCTACGCACCGCGCTGGATGCCCAGCGGAACCTCGGAATGGCACGAAACCCTCACCTTCGTAACGGAAATCGACGGTGTACGGTTTTTCACCGCTGAGCCCAACGAGTAAGGCAAACGAAAGGAAGGTGACCAAAATGCCTTACTACAACACCTGCCCGCACTGCGGCGCACACCTTGACCCCGGCGAGCGGTGCGACTGCCAGCGGGAGCTGGCGACCGACTACCCACCCAAAATCAGCCTCTATGAAAGGAGCAAAGCATCATGGAACAGCAAAGCAACAGCACAAGCCTGATCGACATGGCGATGGGCGCCATGAAAGAGCGCGTGGACTACGAAATGGCCCGCTGCGTTCAGAACATTGCAGACCCCAAAGCGAGCTTCTCCGTTGACCTGAAAAGCGGTAAATATACCTGCTTCGCCTGCGGAAAAAGCGGAAACTATATTAACTTTGTGGCCGAGCTTGGCGGCCTCTCGACTTCCGACGCATACAAACAGATCCTCCGAGATCACGGCGTCGCAGAGGAAAAGAAGGCACCCGCAGCGCCGCAGCGCTACACCGTAGATGACTACGCCAAGGAGAAGAACCTCCCCGCTGAATGGCTGGTTGCAAATTGCTTCCTTGAGAACGGCCAAGAGAAGAACGGCGAGACTTACGTCCGCTTCCCGTACCTCAACGCTCAGGGCCAGAAGCAGGTGGTGCGCAAGCGCTGCGGCAAGCACAGCTTTAAGTGGGGATATGGTGCAGCCGGTAAGCTTCTGCCATACGGAGCGTGGAGGCTCGACGCTATAAAAGTGGCCGGTTACGCGGTTCTGGTAGAGGGCGAGAGCGACACGCAAACCCTCTGGTTTCTCGGCTTCCCCGCGCTCGGCATACCGGGCGCCAGCAGCTTCAAGGACGATTGGACGGAGCAGCTGCAAGGGATAGAAACCCTCTACCTTCACATCGAGCCGGACACGGGCGGTGAAACCTTCCTCGACAAGATGGCCCACGGCCTGCGCGACGGCGGCTTCACCGGCACGGTCAAGACCTTCTCCTGTAGCACCTTCGGCCAGAAAGACCCCTCCGCACTGTACCTACAGGTTGGCGATGAGAACGCCCACGACAAGGTCAAGGAGCTGCTCAAGGGAGCACAGACGCTCGACCTCGCCCACATCGAGGACGACGTCCCGGCCGCCATAAAGGGAGCGCCAAAAAACCTGCGCCAGCCAACCGGCTGGATTTACAGCGAGCACGGCATCAGCCGCATCGACGAAAAGACACAGCAGCCGGTCTGCGTTTGCCGGACGCCGATCATTCTGACCCAGCGCCTTAAAAAGACCGACACCGGCGAGGAGAAAATCGAGATCGCGTGGAAGCGAGACGACAAGTGGAGCACGGCAATCTTCCCCCGCTCGGTGATTTTCCAGAGCCGCAGCATTACGGTTTTAGCCGACAAGGGCTGCACCGTAACCTCCGAAAACGCCAAGATGGTTGTAAAGTTCCTCGGTGCCTTGGAGCAAGAGAACATCGACGCCCTGAGCCTTACCGAGAGCACCTCCACCTTCGGCTGGCAAAGCCGCCGCCGCTTTCTACCCGGCCACGCGCCGGACATGGTGCTGGACATAGAGCCCAGCATGGACAGGTGGGCCACGGCCTACTGCAAGAGCGGCACCCTCGACGCATGGTCGGCCAGTATGCAGCCGCACCGAGAGCGCCACCGCTTCCGCTTCATACTGGCGGCAGGCTTCACGGCGCCCCTGCTGCGAATCATAAAGCAGCGAATCTTCTTCGTTTACAACTGGGGCGGCAGCCGAGGCGGCAAGACCGCAGCCTTAAAGGCAGCGCTCAGCGCGTGGGGCGACCCGGAGCGCCTGATGGCGAACTTCAACGCCACCCAAGTGGCCCTCGAACGCATGGCCGGTTTCTTCTGCGACCTTCCACTCGGAATAGACGAACGGCAGCTCGCCGGGAACAAGCAAGAAGGCCTCGAAAAAATAGTGTATATGCTGGCCAACGGCACAGGCCGCAGCAGAGGCAGCAAAGACGGCGGCCTCCAAGAACTCCACACTTGGCGCAGCGTAATTCTGGCGACCGGCGAGGAGCCGATCGGCAGGGCGAACAGCCAAACCGGCGTGAGCACCCGTGTGCTTGAGGTAGTCGGCGCCCCCTTCGAAACCGAGGAGAGCGCCAGCGATATGCACCAAAGCTGCGCCCTTAACTGCGGCTGGGCAGGGCCGGAGTTCATCCAGTACATTTTAGACCAAGGCGACGACGCCATCATCGACGAGTACACACAGGTGCTGGCCTATATCCGCAGCATAGCAGGCACCCACAACGGTAGCCATGTGGCCAGCGTAGCAGCAGTGACCCTCGCCGACCGAATGCTCAGCCGGTGCATTTTCAAGGAGAGCGCAGAGGCCGCAGCGGCGGGAGCCGAGGACATGGCCAACAAGATTGTGGCCGACATGAAGAACGAGGAGCAGCCGGACGTCAACGAAGCCGCTGCGCAGTTCATAAGCGACTGGATCACCGCCAACGACCGCTGCTTCTCCGAAACGAGCCCAACACAGCGTTATGGCTTCATCAACGAAGGCACGGCTTACATCCTTCCCACGATACTGCGCGAGGCGCTCGAAAAAGGCGGCTTCAGCTACCGCAAAACTATGAACTGGATGGCAGAGCGAGGAATAGCACAGACGGATAAGGGAGGGAAAAATGCCATTCTCCGGCGCTTCGGAGGAACAGTCTGCCGCATGATAGCAATCGACCTTGAGCTTTTACGCAACCCGCCAGACCCGGACGGCTTTGTTCAGCTTGATGCAACGGACGGCGACCTTCCCTTCTGACAAGGCTCAGGAGCCAACGTGCAGCGCCTACAGTGTGATATAGAATCGAATCGGCAAACTTTACGGATAACAATGAAATAAAGTGTGGTGCGGCCTCTTTTTTCAGCAAGAAAAAAAGTGCCTTGCGTAACACCAACAAGTTAAAAGGTGTAACACTTAGGTGTTACGCAGAAACCTCGGAAATTCGCTATAAAATACACTCTGTAACACCTAAATACTCTGTAACACCTATAAACAAGCTCGTGACGCGAGCAATTCATAGAAGGCAGCGCAAAATAGAAATATATAGGCCGTATCAAAATCAATGTGTAACGTGTAACAACTCTAAAAACAACGAAAATAAGCGATTTTCACGTTACACCAGTAACACCTAACCTAAAAACAAGGAGGAAAACAGAATGGAATACAGGATCGAATTTAAGCTTGCGATCAATAACTATGAAGCGGAATACTTCAAGATGGCCCACCTCAGGCCGGAGGAGCTGGAAAGAGCGCAAGAGCGTATCTTCGGCATCTTGGATGAATACCTCCCCCAGCAAGAGGACGAAGCGCCAAACTCAATCGCAAGAATGGGTGTCACCGCTTTGCAGCAAGCAGTGAACGAGGCCACCCAGCACAGCGCTCGCTGCCAGCCCTGCCAGCCTACACAGCCGGAGTGCGGCGCTTGCGGAGAGGAGCGAGTGGCCGAGGCCACGGCAGAGCTTGACCGCCAAATGGACAAGGTGGCCGAGCTGGCCGAGCTGGCGAAGAAAACACCCGCACCGGCGCCAAGCTCCACGATGTCGCCTCTTGTGGCAGGCACGAAAGGCCTGCTCTACTTGCACTGCGCAAGCTGCGACGCTTCGTTCGTGGCCTTTCTGAAATACCCCGCCGAAACGTACCACTGCAAGTGCGGCGCAGAAATTGACCTCTACCCCTGCAAGCTCGCACGCTTTGAATACGACTGCCCGGACTGCGGTCGGCACTCCTACGGTTACACCAACGACGAAACCGCAGGCTTCGAGATAAACTGCGTCTGCGGCAAGAAGATCACGCTGGAATGGCGCAATAAAACAAAGAGCTACACTCGGAAGGGAGAGTGACCCGCATGGCAAAGCCCAAACTGCCCAGCCCATACGAATACAAGACGCTCGGCCAGTATTGCACGGCTCTGCGCGACGCCGGAGCCGCCACGACCCAAGAGGAGGCAACCAAGCTCGCATATAAGCTGATTCCCAAAGAGGCCAAAATTCAGAGCGCAATCATGGCCTTCCTCCGCAGCAAGGAGATCACCGATCACGGCTTCTTCTGGAAGGACGCCGCTGGCCCCTACCAGCAGCAGGGCATCCCGGACATCATCGGCGTGTACCGTGGCCACTTCGTAGCCTTTGAGGTGAAGCGCCCGCTGCTTGGCAAGGCCATGCCCATGCAGGAGGCGGCCCGCGCGAAGATCAACGCAGCGGGCGGCCAAGCCTACATTGTAACCAGTTCCGCAGAGGTGCGGGCAATCCTTGGCTTTGAGGACAGGAGGTGAGCCACATGGCCACAGCGGCTCAGAAATACCAGCGGGAAGCCCTGAGGGCCTACCTCCGGCAGTATAACAACGCAAAGCAGCGCAAGCACGACCTCGAACACCGGCTGCATGAGGTAATGGCCGAGCTCAACAACCCGCCGATCAGCGGTCAAGCCCGCAGCGAGCCACGGTCAAAGGGTAAGCCCGCAGCGGGCGCCGCTTCCGTAGCCTTCAAGATTGACGACATAGAGCAGCGCATCAAAGATCAGCAGGCCGAGATGGCCCGGACACTAAATAACGTGCTGGACATCCTCGACCTGCTGCCGGAGGCCAGCACCACGCGCTCAATTTTGGAACAGCGCTACATCGACGGCAAAAAGTGGGACGCGATCAGCGGCCACGCCTACCTGACCCGGAGCCGCTGCGCCGAGCTCGAAACCGAAGCGCTCGACCAGCTTCTCAGCTTTAAAAAAGTGGTCGCTCTGCTTTACCAGATAGACCCGGAGGTCTTCCCCTCCGCAACATAAGAAGAAAGGATGCACACATCATGGACAGCAAGAAAATTAAGATTATCAGCGAGGCAGCCATGAACAGCGTCGTTGAAAAGCGAAAGCCTGTCGGCCTATACCTTTCTCTGCAGCAGGATGATTCCGGAACGCCGCTCCTCGCGGCCTGCGACAACAGCACCGGCGACGCCTACGTCGAAGATTTTCACGACCTCGCAGCTGCAGTCGGCTGGCTGCGCGGAGAAGAAAAGGACAACTCCGACAAGGTGGCCGTCAGCGCGGAAAAGGTGCGTCAAACCACTTACCACCTCAGAGAGATGGAACGTGTCAGCAAGGATGAGGACACGCCCGCCATGGTTCGGAACGTGAATGCCGCCGCAGCCGAGGCCACGCGCTTTGTCCTTCGCCTCCTCGGAATCGAGGTGCACTGATAAATGTCCGACGACGCCAAACCACAGCTTTATTACACCTGCGACACCTGCCGCATTACCTGCTGCCCCGGCCACGGCAGCGGCGGCTGGTGCCCTAACTATACAGACCGGGCCCCTGCCTACCCGGCGAAAGGAGCGTAAACGGAATGGAAAAACCGACAAGGGAGCAAATCATCAAGGCGCTGCGGTGTACCAGCAGCACAGCCTGACACGACTGCGATTGCAGAGGATGCCCGTATTGGAAAGAGGAGCAGCTGACAGAGCAAGAAAAAGCGTTCCTCCACAAAGAAACGTGGTGCAGCTGCGACATCGACCAGATCTGGCTGGACGCTGCCGACCTTCTCGAAACGGAGTGCGCGGTCGAGTGGATCAGCGCATCCGAGCCTCCGAAGGACGTCAACAGCTGGCACGGCTCCGGCAGCATGGCCGGAGTAACACACTGGGCCGAAATGCCGAGGCCGAAGGAGGTGTGCGACGATGCACAGTGATAAAGAATGCTGCGGAACCTGTCGTTGGCACTGCCACGAGGATGTCACGGACGGCTGGGTCTGCGTAAACAGCGACAGCGACTATTGCACCGACTTCACCGATTACGGCCACAGCTGCGAGGAATGGGAGGGAAAAGAATGAAATACTTAGCAATTGCGCTTATCCAAATCGCTTATATTGCCGCAGTGGTTTTCTGCATGGTGCGCTTTTCGCTTTGGTGGGGAATTCTACTGCTGGTCGGATTCAGCACGAGCTTCAAAGAGGGTGACTGAATGAAAATCACGATTCCGGCTTTCAGACCGATGGCCAAGTGCAACGAGCACCTCGCACACGGCGCCTTTGAGTTCGACCTCGGCGACGATGTTGTGATGGTTCCACGGTGCTCAGCCAGCTGCAAATTTTACGGAACCCGGCACCAGAAATGCAGTTGCTGTAAACGCAACTACAAGAACCTCAAAGACTGCTTCGAGCCTTCAGAGAAATTGGAGGCTGCAAAATGACCTTCAAGGTTGAAAAAGAGGGCCGCACCCTCATGCAGACGGAAAGCCCGCGCTGCATTTACGATGACGAAACCTGCAGGCAGATGCGGGCCGCAGGCTACAAGGTGACGTTGGACGGCAAAGCATACCCGCCACGCAACGGAGGAAAGAAAGAATGAGTACATTTTTAACGCTTCTGCTCGGCGTCTTCATTGGGGCGGCGCTGATGATTTTCACCCTCGCCCTCATGGCGGCAGGCCGCGAGGACTACGAGCGCGAGGAACGCGAAAAGCTCGAACAGGAGCAGCAGCTCCGCAGCGACACCCCGCCGAACAGAGGCTCGGCAGTGCAGCACAAATAAAAAGGCCGGGCAGCGCCCAGCCATAAAGAACGCCCGCCCCGGACATCCGGAGCGGGCAGTTTCTATTCTTTTTCAGTCTCCCACGAGAACGGCGCCTCTTTGTCAGCAAGTCCGCCTCCGTTCCATTCGGTATGATAGGTGCTCTCCGTAAAGAGTAGCCGCCCTTCCTTGTCGACCACGTCAATCATCAGGCCATCTTTGAACGGACAATTTGCTTCGTAGCCGCCTATCCACTTGTTGGCGGTGAGCCAGCGCACCCGATCATCGTCACGGCCCATCTCTTGGCGGACTACGACGTGGCCGTTTTCTTTTATGCGGTACAAATCCTCGCTGCAGCCACGCTGCGAGGCGAAGAACACCGCATGGCGAACATTGCCGTATTTATCCTTCTGGTCGCTCTCGCAGATTTTATCCATCAAGCCCACGAGGCATCACTCCTTTTCTATTTGCACAAGGTACGGAAAGCCAGTGCGATCACAGAGCATTATATCCGTGAACGCGAGCTTCCGGCTTCTTGTTTTCTGCTTCCGGCACGAAAAGCTCAAATGCTTGCCCCTGTTCATCTCGAAAAAATGGCAATGAAAGCATACGCCCGGATCGAAAGCCTCCTCCGTCTGCACCGGGCAGACGATACAATCAGTCATGCAGCGCCTCCGCCGTAGCGCTCTGGCCGCACAGGTAGACCCAGTGGTGACCGGCAGCGTCCCGCTTCCACTCGCCGCCCATAGTTACCAGCGCGACGCACATCCCTTCATAGGAGCACTCGAACGGAGTAGCGTCCATTTGGCCCCCGGTAACAGAGAGCTCTCCACCCTCGCAGCGAGCAGCCTTGTCGGCTTGAGCGACGGCCCACTGTGCATCGAGCTTTTCAGCAAGGCGGGCCAGCCCCGCATGCAGCATTTCAGTTTTCGTCATAGTACATCCTCCACTATCTTCTTTCGATTTGAATATTTCTATGATGCTTTTCCATGCCCTTCATCAAGGCAAGCATATCGTCCAGATTTTCAGGAGGCGCATTCTCTTTGACGTCCTCTGCGCTTGGCGCTGGGAACAGCCGTTCAGTTTGGATGAAGGCGTCAAAGTACGTTTGCAGCCCTTTTTTGAGGTGGAATCGGTAGAACTCGAAGGCCGCCTGTATTTCAATGCGCTGCGCGGCGGTACAGCAAATAATCACCGTCTTCGCTCTGCTTCGGACATACCGCTTTGTGATAAGCCCACGGCCTACAATCATGTATGCGATCTGTCTCAGGAGCGAATCCTCGAACGGCTCACGCCAATGGAAATCGTAATCAGAAGCTTCATCTTCCCGCAGATCTGCTTCACTCACGCCGTATTTCTTCATAAGCCGGGAAAGGATAGCCTCAGCGTTCTGCTTTTCCCCGCCTACGCCACGCTCGGCCAACGCCTTCACTTTGCGCAGCAGCTCGTCACGCTCCATAGATCAGACCTCCTCCCTTCCTTTGAACCGCTCGCTGATACGAGCGAGTATTTCCATTTCTTCTTTGTAATGCTCATTGAAGGCCACGCAGATGAAGTTGTTCTCGATACCCTTCATCGCCTCGCAGGCCTCCATCAACATATCGTAGACGGCGCAGAAGATCGCGCGGTCGTCACGGTGGCAGCCTTCCCACGCCTTGCGCTCGGCGCCGTATTTTGAAGCCAGCAGCTGCTGCTTCAGGGTGTATGCCTCTTTGCTTGTTTTTTCCATTTTAATCTTCCTCCAACTCAAAGTCGCAGAGCAGCGGGTGCTCAGGGCTTCCCTCAAAGATCGCGCTGTACTGTTTGCCGCTTGTGTCGCCGACAGCCGGAGCAACGATGCGACCGCTGTCGAGTTCCATAATGTCTTCGCTGTAGAAGCTGATCGGCTCTTGATATTTGTGGCTATTGATAGTTCTTAACATTTTTTATCCCTCCGCTTCAATCTTCGTTACTTTTGCGCAGCCCGCATAGAACGGAGCCTCGCAATCCTTCCGCAGCAGCGCCGCAGCCTTCTCGAAAGCGCTTTGTGCGTTTTCGGCCTCTACGATGTAGTCCCAACACACATTCTGGAATTTCACGCGGTACTTCATTTCACGCCCTCGCTTTCTGGTAGAGCTCGGAATCGGGAATGTTGGTGCGGTTTTCTACTACCACGCGACCATCCCACGAGGAGCTGCGAGCAATATCAGCAGCCAAAATCTCTCGAACGGAGAGCACGGAAGCGCAGGAGCACAGGACAGCGGCTTTCTTTCCAGCGGCGCGTTTTTCTACCACGATCCCTACCTTCGTTCCACTAAGCTTCACGATGTACTTTGTCATTTTGTTTACCTCCGATGCCTTGCGGCTGTTTGTTTTCTGTGACTGTGTGTTACCACACAAGCGCGGTAAACTCTACTGGCAATCAGTCTAAAGGTGAGCAGAGTGGTTTGTCACTCTTGCTTCGGCGGGATTTTGCCCATTGCGCGGAGCAGCTGCGCAACGCCGGACATATCCACGCGATCAACGCTGCCCTGCAGGCCGACCGCGCAGCGGAAGGCGGCACAGAACGAATCAACCGCCTCCTCTTTCGACATCCCGACCTGCGATGCAACAGAGCACATCACGTCGGCAGCGCCCATCGTGAGCGCTGGCAGAATATCGTCCAGCTGTCCGTTGCATTCCACATGCAGCTCTTCTTCGTTTTCGGTAAACACGATGCGAGCAAGCTCTTTCATTTTTAGTCCTCCTCATATACGCAAGGAACGTGGCCGTCCTTGACCTCTCCCCAGCTATCGAACACACGGAAATTCCTCGGATTTTCAGCAGCGCACTGCTTTCGGCAGCGAGCAATGTATCCACGCGCGGTTTTTTGCGACGATGCAAAGCCATAGGTGTGAGAGTGCGTCCCGCAGAGCTTTCGGTCGCTTTCATATTCAAGAAAGTAGCGATTCATTGAAATCACGCCTCCTTCATGCGAAAAACGTTATATGCGCAGCAGCCATTCTCATCGAGGACGCTATCAACCTCGGTCAGATTGGAGAGCGCCTCGCTCATAGGAGAACCATAGGTGCCACGTTCCCACAGCCCAGATTCTTCTGCCAGCCTCCAGAAAAAGCCGACCTCGATGCCTGCTCCTTTTCCAGCGTAAGCATGATGCTTTGCAGAGAACCGCGATTTGATAAATTCCTCGCACCACTCAACCTTGATTTCCTTTGCCATTTTTATATCCTCCCTTGCGCCTTGCGGCTGCTTTGTTTTCGTTGTCTGTGTGTTACCACGCGGTCGCAGTATATCACAGCAGCACAGGACAAGGCGCAGAACAACGCAAAGAGAGGACACAACAGGACATTCATCAGTGTTAGGATAGTAGTGTCGAAAGGCGGCAGAGAGGTGGCAACACAGCTCAGAGCGCAGCGACAGGCCGGTGCAAAGCGCGAAGCACCACGCGCCGAGCAGCCGGTTTTCCTTTGCCATTCCGAATAAAGCGCGTTGGTTCTTTCTTCCTTTCGACCAGCGCGCTTTTATTTTGGGCGACGCGCTCGGCGTAGGTACTACCGGGAGCGTGAAACGTGGCGGGGCGAGGAAGGCGCGAAGTTTTTCCGTAAAAAACCTCTTTTTTTTCGGGCGTTGCGTTACGTCAATCGCAGTAAACTCCCAAAAATACGACGGAAATTGACGCCCAAAGCCCATAAATACAGCGAATTTTATATTTGCGTGCATAGTTCAACAGGTAGAACGCCCGACAAACCTGCCGGGAAGTGTTGGTTCGAGACCCGCTGCACGCTCCATTTACCCCAGCGCATACCACCAAGAGGAGGCGGAACCTTGAATATCGAAACAAGACGGCTCTCTGAGCTCAAGCCCGCCGACTACAACCCGCGCCGCAAGCTGCAGCCCGGCGAGCCGGAATATGAGAAGATCGCCCGGAGCATTGAGGAATTCGGCTACTGCGACCCCATCATCATCAACAAAGACGGAACGATCATCGGCGGCCACCAGCGCACACAGGTGCTTCTGGACATGGGAGCCGAGACCGCCGACGTCGTGGTGCTCGACCTCGACAAAGACCGCGAGAAGGCACTGAACATTGCCCTCAATAAGATCACCGGCTCGTGGGACGAAGCCAAGCTCGTGGAGCTGATCGGGAGCCTTGACGTTGAGGGTTACGACCTCAGCGTCACCGGCTACAGCGACAAAGAGCTCAAGGCCATGCTGGAACAAACCCGCATCCGCCCGGAGGATTTCAGCCAAGAGTTCTCTCTTCCGAGCCGGGAGCACGTTCTCAAGCACACCATGAACGTGACCCTGCACAAGACCCAGATCGCCGTCATAAAGGCGGCAATTCGTATCGCCACCGCTGACGGCGAGGGCGAAACCTACGGCAACACCGACAAGAACGGCAACGGCCTCGCAAAGGTGGTGAAAGAATGGCTGGAACAGAACACAAGCTCGTCCGAGAGCGCCGAGCCCTAAACTCCATCCATCCCGCAGACTATAACCCCCGCAAGGAGCTGAAACCGGGCGACCCGGAGTTCAGGAACATCGAGCGCAGCCTCCGCGAGTTTGGGTATGTAGACCCAATCATTATCAACAAAGACGGCACCATCATCGGCGGCCACCAGCGAGCCAGCGTCCTAAAGTCGCTCGGCTACACTGAGGCAGACGTCATTGTTCTGGACGTGAGCAAGGCCGACGAAAAGGCCCTGAACATTGCCCTGAATAAAATCGGCGGCGAGTGGGATATGCAAAAGCTCCGGGACGCCCTCGGAGACCTCACCCTCAGCACCCTCGACGTCAACTCCACCGGCTACAGCGACGACGAACTCGCAATCGTGCTCGGCGACGCGCTGGAGGAGCAGGATCACGGAGATCCGACCATCGACCGCATGACCTTCACTTTTTCCCTTGAGCAGTTCGCCGATCTTGAGCAGGCCCTCAAGATTATCGGTGCCAAGTACAAGCCGGATCAGATGGAAACCTTCGGGAACACCAACAAGACCGGCAACAAAATCTATATGGTGGTGAAAGAATGGGCCGCGCAAAAGAAATTGAAATTAGAGTGATTCCTTCCAGCATTGCGAACCCCTACATCCGGGCGCACCACTACAGCGGGAAGGTTGTCAACAACAGCTGCCTCCACTTCGGAGCCTTCCTCGACGGGCGCCTTCACGGCGTTCTCAGCTATGGCCCCAGCCTCGACAAGAAGAAGATCATCGGCCTTGTTGATGGCACCACATGGGACGGCTTCCTCGAACTAAACCGCATGGCCTTTGACGACTACCTCCCGCGCAACTCCGAGAGCTACTGCATCGCCAAGACCATCCGGCTCATTCGGAAGCAGGCCCCGCAGGTAAAGTGGATTATCAGCTTCGCAGACGGATGCAGCTGCGGCGACGGCACCATCTACCGGGCCGCAAACTTTGTCCTGACCGAGATCAAGCCGAACGACGCGCTCTGCCAGCTCCCGTCCGGCGAAAAAATTCACAAAATGACGCTCCACAGCAACCCGACCTCTCCGAGGCCGGAGCTTGGCGGGCGTACCTTCTACGACGCGACTGGCGGCAAATACGACTGGAACGCCTACGTCAAAGCCGTGAACGGTACAATCCTGCCGGGTTTCCAGCTGCGCTATATCTACTTCATCGACCCGGACTATCGGCAGCGCCTCAAGGTGCCGGAGATACCCTTCTCCCGCATCGACGAGATGCAGGCCGGAATGTACAAAGGTGCCAAGATTGCGCAGGCGGAACGACACGCTGAGAGCCACTTTGAATGATAGGAGGCGCTCAGCATGGCCGACGACAACGGCAAACAGCTTTATAACTCCGTCGTTATCGGGCAACTGTTCGACGTAAGCGACCGGCGCATTCAGCAGCTCACCCGTGAGGGCGTAATCCCGGTGGTGAAGGTTGGCAAGGATAACCGCTATGAACTGGTGGCCACCGTCAGAGCCTACACCAAATATCTGGCCGATAAAGCCTATGGCCGGGAGCAAGACCAAAAGGAGAGCGAGCTCAAAGAGCAAAAGCTCCGCGCCGAGATTGCCCTCAAGGAGAGCCAAGGCGAGCTGCACCGTCTGAAAACGGAAATCGCATCCGGCAAATACATCAGCCTCGAAGAAGCAAAGCTCGACTATCAACGATTCTTCGTTGTTTTCAAGAAATTCGCAATGTCACTCCCGAACCGCGTGGTCGGCCTCGTCGGCGGATACGTTGACCCGGTAACCTCACGCGCCCTTGAAAAGGACATGGCGAAAGAAGTAAACGATCTCCTTCGCTCCTTTGTAGTAGCAGCCCATCCTCAGAAAGAGGACGGTGACGAGGAATGAGCACGACCCACAAGCCGCGCACCCGGAGCTTCACCGCCCCCCGGTACATCGTTGAATCGCTCGAAGCCCTCAGACCGCCCGACAACGTCACCGTCAGCGAGTGGGCGGAGCAGCACCGCATCATGGACGCCCGCAGCACAAACCTCCCCGGCCCGTGGCGAAACATGGTAACGCCCTACCTCGCGGGCATCATGGACGAGTTCAACCACTGGGAAACGGAGGAAGTTATCTTCGTAAAGCCGACGCAGGTCGGCGGCACCGAGGCCATCCAGAATATGCTCGGTTACGTCATAGCCCAAGACCCGGCGCCGACGCTGATCGTCTACCCGACCGACGAACTGGCCCAGAGCACCAGCGACAACCGCATTGCTCCCATGATAAAAGCGAGCCCCGCCCTTCGCCGCCACTTCAACCGCAAGGGCAGTACAAAAACGGAGCTTCAATTTGACAATATGTATATCAGCCTCAGCGGCTCGAACAGCCCCAGCGGCCTCGCCTCGAAGCCTATCCGCTACTTGTTCCTCGACGAGGTGGACAAGTACCCGGCAGCTTCCCGCCAAGAGGCAGACCCCATCAGCCTCGCGCGAGAGCGCACCAAGACCTTTGTCAGCAACCGCAAAATCTATATGTGCTCCACACCAACCCTCCGCACCGGTCATATTTGGAAGGCCAAAGAGAGCGCCGATGTTGAAAAGCACTATTTTGTGCCCTGCCCGCATTGCGGCAAGTACATAGAGCTCAAGTTTGCACAGATCAAGTGGCCGGAAAAAAGCGACGATATGAGCGACGCTGACCGGGCAGAATTTGCAAACTACATCTGCCAAGAGTGCGGCGGCGTAATTACCGACCAGAACAAGCCTCAGATGCTCCGCAACGGAGAGTGGCGGAACGTCCGGGAGAGCACCCGCTTCTCCCGCAAAGTTGCCTTTTGGATAAATACCCTGTACAGCCCCTTCACCCGGTTTTCTGAAATTGCAAAGGCGTTTCTCGTATCTAAGGACGACCCCGACGCCCTCCACAACTTCACGAACAGCTGGCTCGCCGAGCCGTGGGAAGATACCAAGCTCAAGACCAACGCCGACGTTGTAATGGATCGGCAGACCGACTTCGATATGTTCGACGTTCCACCGTGGGCGAAGATGCTCACAGGCGGGGTTGACGTGCAGGAGAACTGCCTCTATTGGACTATCCGGGCATGGGGCGACTTCCTCACCTCTCAAAATATAGCCCACGGCCAAGCCTTCAGCCTGAATGAGGTCGGCAGCGTAATGAACCTCGAATATCGCAAGGCAGACGGAACCGTGATGCTGGTTGACCTTGTCCTCATAGATAGCGGCGACCAAACCGATGAAATCTATGAGTTCTGCGCGGTCAACACAGACTGGGCGCTCCCCTGCAAGGGCACCCAGACCATGCTCAGCCACTACAAGCTCAGTACCGTAAACAAGGCAGGCTCCAAAGCATACGGCATGAACCTCGTCCTCGTGGACGGCGGCAAGTACAAGGACATGATCGCCGGGCGAATGCGCAAGCCGAACGGAAAAGGCTCGTGGATGGTATACAAGGGCGTTGATTTGGAGTACTGCGAGCAGGTCACCGCCGAGCACAAAATCATCGAGCGCAGCGCCAACGGCAAGGAAACCCCGCGCTGGGTGCTGAAAAGCAGCCACGCCGACAACCACTATCTGGACTGCGAGGTTTACTGCATGGCAGCCGCAGACGTTCTCGGTGTCCGCAACCTGTTTTTGCAGGCCGAGGTCACGCCGGAGCAGGCAGCAGCAGCGCCACCCAAGCCACGAAATGAGCCGCAAGTCAATGCGTGGCTCCCGCAGAACACCACAGACTGGATTTGAAAGGAGGTCACCACATGGCAGAAGAAACACTCACCGAACAGGGCTATGACGCAGCCTCCCTCCTTGCCGAGGTAAACAAGGCGATTGCCGCCGTTATGATTGGCGGCCAGAGCTATAAAATCGGCAGCCGCAGCCTGACCCGCGCGAATATCACGGAGCTTAAAAACCTCCGCGCTGAGCTAACCGGCCAGCTTGCCGAGGAGACCGACACGCACCTGTTCCGCAACACATCCGTCGCCTTTTTTGAGGGGCGCTGAAAGGAGGCCCGGCCATGAGCTGGATTGACAACATTATCAGCTGGGTTTCCCCACGCGCAGCCTGTGAGCGCGAGGCGTGGAGGCTGCAACTGCAGAACCTGCGCGGCGCAGGGTACGACGCCGCAGATTACGGACGCCTTAGTGCGAACTGGCGCCCGTACAACGAGGCCGCCGATCTAACAGACCGCACGGCCCGCGACACCATCAGAGCCCGCGCCCGCGACCTTGAGCGCAACAGCGACATGGCCAATGAGGTCATTCTCGCTTTCAAGCGCAATGTGATCGGGAAAGGCTTCACCCTGCAGGCCCGCACCGACAACGACAAGTTGGACGACCAAATCGAGCAGCTGTGGAAGGAATGGTGCAAGCGCCACAACTGCGACGTCACCGGCCAGCAGAGCTTCAATCAGATTCTCCGCATGGCAGTGGAGCGTAAGAAGGTGGACGGCGGCATTCTTTTCATCAAGCGATACACCAAGGGCGGCGTTCTTCCCTTTAAGCTCCAAATGATAGAGGTGGACGAGCTCTCGACCTCCTCCACCATTCCGAAGCGGCAGGGCGACCACGTTGTCGGCGGCGTAGAGTACAACGACTATGGAGCGCCGGTCGGCTACTGGATTGAGCAATATGCCATTGACGGCTGGCAGTTGACCGAGCCGCAATTCTACCCGGCGAAGGACGTTATCTTTTACTACTCTAAAAAACGCCCCTCGCAGCTCCGCGAAATCAGCGATTTTTCCCCCACGATCAACCGCATTCGGGACACAAACGAGTTTATCACAGCCGTCAGCGTCAAAGAACGTATCGCCGCCTGCCTCTCGGTATTCATCAGGAAAACTGTCCCGTCTACCGGCTTCGGCCGTGCAGGTCAGGCCGTCGCAGGCCCGTCCCAGAGCTACAGCGGCAAGACGCTGGCCCCCGGCATGATAACCGAGATGAACGCGGGCGACGATATTCAAGTGGTAGACCCCAAGACCAGCAGCGGCGACGCCACAACCTTTCTCAAGATGCAGCAGCGCCTCATTGGCGGCGGGCAGGGTCTCAGTTACGAGGCCACGGCCCGCGATATGAGCGAAACGACCTATTCCAGCGCCCGGCAGGCCTCCATCGAAGATGAAGCCACCTTCGGCGAGGAAATCGAGCTGCTGCAAGAAAACGTCATGTCGGAAATCTACGAGACTTTCATAATTTCCGCTGTGCTTTCTGGTGCAATTTCTATCCCGGATTTCTGGGAGAACAAGTCCAAATATATCCGGCACGAATGGGTCGCAAGCCCCAAGAAGTGGATTGACCCCCAGAAAGAATCGAATGCCAACGCCACCGCCCTCAGCTCCGCGCAAAAGACCTTCAAGCAGATCAGCGCAGAGCAGGGCCGTGACTGGAAGCAGCAGATTGACGACATGGCCGACGTTATCGCATACGCGAAATCCAAAGGCGTCGAGATTGGAGGTGTAACAAGTGGCAGCACTCAGCAAGAAAAACAGCCAAAAGACGACAGCGACGCAGAGCAAGGCGACGACAACAGCTCAGGCGGCAAAAAAAGCACCGCAAAGCCAGACGATGGAAGCGACGAGGAATAAAAACGTCGGCCTCCGCAGCCTCTACAGCGGCAGCATCCGAGCGATCGGCGACGAGAACAGCCGCCAGTTTGAAATCAGCTTTTCCAGCGAGGAGCCATATGATCGCTGGTTTGGCCCGGAAATCCTCGATCACGCCAGCGGCTGCTGCGACCTTTCCCGGCTGCAGGAGATCGGGGTTGTGCTATACAACCACAACCGCGACGATGTGATCGGCAAAATCACCCGCGCGTGGATTGACGCCGGGAGAGGCTGCGCGACCATTGAGCTCGACGATGACGAGGACAGCGAGCGCATCTGCAAAAAGGTGCGAAGCGGCACCCTAAAGGGTATCAGCGTCGGCTATCAGGTCACCAACTGGGAAAGTGTCGAGGCCGGAAAGAAATCTCTTGACGGTCGCTTCACCGGCCCCTGTGAAGTGGCAAAGCGGTGGATGCCCTACGAGGTTAGCATCGTATCCATCCCCGCAGATGCAACGGTCGGAGTTGGGCGAGAGTTCGAGCAGACCGAGCAAACCGCAGCTATCCCCGCCCAAGAGGAAGGACGTTCCTCTAAACCCGCGCTTTCTATTTACGAAAGCATCATCACCACCAACAGAAACTTCTAATAGGAGGAATGCAATTATGACCAAGAAACAGCAGCGTGACGCCAAAATCAAGCGTCAGCGTGAAATCGTATCGGCAGCCCGCGCCGCAAACCGCGACATGACCGAGGACGAAACCCGCGAATTCAACAGCCTGCAGACCGAGATCGAAGGCCTCGCCTCGGAAGTGGCCGAGGAGGAACGCCAGCAGGCCATCACCGCCGAACGCCAGCGCGTGACCGAGATCAACGAGATCTGCCGCACCGCAGACGTTGACCCCCAGACCTACATCAAGGACGGCTCTACCGTCGATTCTGTTCGCAAAGCGGTTCTGGACGAGCTGCTGCGCACCGGCACCCCGGCCCGCGTTCGTGTGACGGAAGATGAGGGCGACAAGTTCCGCGCTGCCGCCGTTGACGGCTTCCTCGCTCGCTCTGGCCTGCGCGTCGAACATCCCGCAGACGGCGCGAACGACTTCCGCAGCATGAGCCTGCGCGATCTGGCTATTGAGTGCCGCACCCGTGAAGGCGCACACGACACCTCTAAGCTTCTGCGCATGAGCGGCGAGGAGCTCTATTCTGAGCTGAGCCGTGACTTCTACAACCCCACCGCCGCCTTCCCGGCAATCATGGACGCAGCTATCAAGAAGTCCATCGTCGAGATGTACAGCCACGCTGGCACCTCCTTTGAACGCTGGACGACCAAGGGCAGCCTGAGCGATTTCAAGGAAACCCCTGAACATGAGTACGCGATGGGCAGCGCACCCGAACTGGATAAGGTGCCTGAAAACGGCGAGCTGAAGAACAGCACTTTGGAAACCACCATACTGCCGCACCGCAAGCTGGAAACCTACGGCAAGCAGTTCTCCATGAGCCGTCAGGCCTTCATCAACGACGACATCGGCTTCTTGTCCCGTGTCCCCGGCAAGTTTGCGCAGGCCGCCAAGCGCCAGATCAACAAGGGCTGCTATCAGATGCTGTATAACAACGGCACTATTTTTGACAGCAAAGCCTTCTTCTGCACCGACCACAAGAACCTGCTGAGCTCTGGCACCGGAATGACCGCAGCTGCCATCAAATCCATGCGCACCCTGCTGCGCAAGCAGGTCGATCAGTTCGGAGAGGCCATTCAGGTCAACCCCAACTTCCTGATTCTGCCGGTCAGCGAAGATTACGATTACAATATCAAGTCCATCTTCCTGAGCCAGACCATCAACACCACCGACAACACGCAGGCGGCGAACCCCCTGTATGGCATGAACTTCGATGTTATCAGCGATAACACCTTGAACGTGCTGGCAGGTGAAAACGCCTGCCCGTGGTTTATGGGCGACAGCGCGATTCCCTGCGTCAAGGTGGACTATCTGAACGGCAACGAAAGCCCGATTGTCCGCCGCAGCGAAAAGCCCGGCACCTTGGGCTTCGTCTGGGACTTCTACATGGACTGGGGCATCACCGCCGTGGACTTCCGCGGTATGGCCAAGAACCCCGGCACCACGCTGTAAAGGAGGAACAACACCATGAAAGCAACATTCATTCAGCCCGGCAACGCCATTGACTACAAGAATACCGGCTCCACTACTATCAAATACGGCTCTATCGTGAAGCTCGGTGCCGACCGTGTCGGCATTGCAGCCTCCGACATTCCCGCCAGTGAGATCGGCACCCTGCACCTGTGCGGCGTTTTCACCTGCCCGAAAGTAACCGGCGCAATTACCCTCGGCGCTAAGCTGTACTATCTGGAAGCCAGCGACAAGCTGACCACCGTCGCCAGCCAGACCGTCGATCAGGAAACCGTGAGCAACAACCCTGTCGGCTGGGCCGTGGCTGCAGCTGCCAGCGGAGACGCCAATGTCACCGTCAAACTGAACGGCTAAGGAGGACACACACCATGAAACTGATTGCAAACAGCCTGATCGAGCATGACGGCGAGGTCTATCACCCCGGAGTTTTGCTCCCGGATGTGGATGAGGCCACGCAGGAAATCTGGATCAGCAAGGGTCTTGCGGTGCAGCGCAACGACCCCGACGATGAGCCCCCCGTCACCGGTCACCTCGACCCGGAGCAGCTCGGCACCATGACCATTGCTCAGCTGAAAAAGCTGGCAGAGGAAATCGGCGCCGACACCAAGGCCTGCAAGGTCAAGGACGACTATGTGCAGGCTATCGCTGCTGTTGAGGTAGAGGCCCCCGCGAACGAGGCCCCCGAAGATGGGTCTGACGTTTAAGGACTTGGCTCGGGCCGACATCGGAAACGTGTTCTTCAACAATAACGAGTTCTCGGACGACCACACCATCGACGGCAAAAAAATGCAGGTCACCATCGACAACAACGAGTTGATCGAACGGGAGCAAGAGGTTGTCGTAGATCAGAGGACGGACGGAATCTATCGCTCGCGCCTGCTGATCTACGTTCCCGCTGCACAGTACGGCCCGAAGCCTCGCCCCGGAAAGCCTCTAAACCTCGATGGGAAGCGGGTTTATACCATCACTGACTGCATCGACGAGGACGGCATTTATTCCATGACACTGGAGGCGAACCGCTCATAATGCCTATCGTCTTTGAGTTCGACGGCGACGTCGCCGAGCAGATCGCAGGCTATCTCGGTGATTTGAGGGATAAGACCCCCGCCGTCATTGCGCAAGCCGCCAACAGCACCGCCCGCAAAGCCAGAAAACTGATTGTTGCCGGCATCAAAAAGAAATACACCAGCGACGCAAAGACCAAAGAATACAACTCGGCCATGCACGTTTACACCGCTTCCGCCAAGAAGCCCGTTGCCACCGTCAGCATTAAAGGCCCTACGCAGAGCCTCCACCGCTTCAAGGTTGACCCCTCCGAGCCAGCCGGAGCTGGCGAAAGGCCGAGTGGCACCCGCGCACAGGTCTTGACGGCGGGCGGATCTATGAAGCTCTTGGAAAAGGGCGGCATCAAGGCGTTTGTTACAGCATTCAACAGCGGCGACGTCGCGGTTGTGCAGCGCACCGGCAAAACATACAGCTACCTCGAACACACGACCCGCACCAAAGGCAAGGTTTACGAACACCGCGACGACAGGCACGACCGAATCCGAAAGCTCTGGTCGCTGAGCGTACCCAAAATGGCCGGAACCGAGCTCAACATCGGCATGACCATGCGCGACGACGTGCAGGAGCTTCTGCAACAGGAGCTGGCGAAGCAGATCGAAAAAACTCTTAGAAAGGCAGGACGGATATGAACACCCTCGTTACAACCCAATCCGTCACGGACGACTTCAAGGCATGGCTTTCTCGTGTTTTTGACGGCTACACCTTCAAGGATGCCTCCGGGCAGCGCGTCCCGCTCAACATATTTTCTCAGAACCTGCCACTCCCGGACGGCGACGAGGAGGACGTGGAGCTTGCCTCCGTTCCATACGCGATCGCGCACATCGTAGGCGGTAAGGTTACCAGCTGGAAAGACCCGCAGCAGTGCGAAGTGATTTTGTTTCTCTGCACCTACGACAACAGCTGCGACAATCAGGGCTATCGGGACATTCTCGGCATGAAGGAAAAAATCCTTGAGGCCATGCTCAAAGACCCGCACGTCGGAACTGCGGAAATCCTGCTTCCCATAGACTGGAACCTCAACGATGCCAACACCTATCCGTTCAACTTCGGGGCTTTCAGTTTCAAGGTTGGAACCCGCAAAATCGACACAAGGGAGGATCGCTTTGCATGAGTAAAAAGACAGCAAGAGCCGAGCCGGTCGTCTACTGCGGCCCCACCATCAAGGGTGTGGCCAGACAGTTCACGACATACCTCGACGACATCCCCGCAGCGCTGGCCGAGCGAAAAAAAACAATCCCGGCCATTGGAGCGCTTATTGTGCCGCTTAGCGCCCTCGCAAAAACGAGGCTTGCGCTTGAGCGCAGCGGCACCACCGAAAGCATTATTTATTCGACCATCCAAAAATCTCTGTAAGGAGGAAACACAATGGCATACAAACACGGCGTTTATGTCAGCGAACAGGACACGAGCCTGATCGCACCTGTATCCGGCACTGCTGGCCTGCAGGTAATTGTGGGCACGGCGCCCATTAACCTCGCTGACAACCCCAGCGCAGCAGTCAACACCCCCATCCTCGTAAACAGCTTTGCAGAGGCAAAGGCCGCAGTCGGCTATTCTGACGACTTCGAGAACTTCACCCTCTGCCAGAGCATTGATGCCAGTTTCCGCGTTTTCGCCACGGCCCCGGTCGTTCTTATCAACGTCCTTGACCCGGCAAAGCACAAGAAAGACATCACCGAATCCACCGTCACGGTGAATTCAAAGCAGGCGGTTCTCGCGGAAACGGGCGTTCTGTTGAGCACCCTGTCCGTCAAGGACGGCACCACGTCCACCAAGGCTTATGCGAGCGGCACCGACTACGTCGCCACCTTTGACGACGACGGCCATGTCGTTATCACCATGCTGGCCACCGGCACGGGCGCAGCAGCCACCAGCCTGAAGGTTACCGCGAAGGCCATCGACCCCAGCGCTGTGACCGCAGCCGACATTGTGGGCGGCGTAAGCTCCGCAGGCGTTGAAACCGGCCTTGAAGTGATTCGCCAGATCTATCCGGCGCTCGGCGTCACCGCAGGCATCATCCTTGCCCCCGGTTGGAGCCAAGAAGCAACCGTGAGCGCAGCCATGCAGGGCAAGACAACTGGTATCAACGGCTGCTTTGCAGCAAGCTGCGTTGTGGACGTTGACAGCAGCTCCACGGGCGCCACCAAGTACTCCGACGTCAAGACCGCAAAAGAAGCGCAGGGCCTCACGAGCCCGCACTGCTATGCCGTCTGGCCCAAGTTCAAGGTGGGTTCCAAAACCTACTGGGCTTCTTCCATCGTTGGCGCTCTGATTTCCAGCACCGACGCCGCAAACGGCGACGTGCCCAGCCTGAGCCCCAGCAACAAAGCAATGGCTGTTACCGCAACCGTTCTGGCAGACGGCAGCAGCGTTCTTCTGGATCAGGAGCAGGCCAATGCCGTGAACGGTTTCGGAGTGGCAACCGCCCTGAACATGAACGGCTTCCGTCTCTGGGGCAATAACTCCGCTGCCTACCCGGCCACGAGCGACCCCAAAGACCGCTGGTTCTGCGTCCGCCGCTTCTTCGACTGGCGGGCAAACTCGCTGATTCTTACCTACTTCGGCAAAGTGGACAGCCCCGCAAACTACCGCCTGATTGATAACATCGTGGACAGCGAGAACCTTGTCGGCAACGGCTATGTCAACCGTGGCTTCTGCGCTGGCTACCGGGTCGTCTTCAACGAGGACGAGAACCCCACCACGGCAATTCTTGGCGGCACTATCCTGTTCCACATCTACATGGCGCCCTATACCCCGGCAGAAGATATTGAGTTCCTTCTGGAATTCGACCCGACTGCCCTCGAAACCGCGCTGAACGGAGGTTAATGAGCTATGGACGGTTTTATTCCTGAGAAGATCAATCTCTTTAACGCATACACCAGCGGCAACAAGCTGGTCGGCCTGACCGAGGAGGTCAAGCTCCCCGAATTTGAGGCCATGACCGAGACCATCTCCGGCCCCGGTATCCTCGGCGAAATCGACGCTCCGACCCCCGGCTTCTTCGGGAGCATGGAGCAGGAAATCCCTTTCCGCACCCTGTACGACGACGTTTTCTCGCTCATGTCCCCGCTGACGGCAGTAGACCTGACGCTGCGCGGCTCCATTCAGCGCGTGAGCGCCTCTGGTGGTTACGACTACGTCGGCTGCCGCGTAGTAATGCGCGGTCGCCTCAAGAAGTTTACCCCCGGCAGCATGAAGCAGGGTTCCCCGATGGAAGCAAGCGTCACTCTGGAACTCACCTACATTCTGGTTGAGTTCAACGGCGCCACCAAAGTGGAGCTCGACAAGGTGAACGGCGTTTACAAAGTGAACGGCGTCGATATTTTGGCGAAAGCGAGGAGCCTTACCTGATGGAAAAAACAGTTATTACCTTCAACAAGCCCTTCACGTTTGAGGGCAAGGAGTACAAGAGCGTTGACCTCACCGGCATCAACGACCTTTCCACCGCAGACCTTATCACGGCTCAGAGCCGGATGGAGCGCAGCGGCACCCAGAGCATTCTGCCGGAGCTCAATTATCTCTACATTTGCATCATCTGCAGTTTGGCAACCAAGTTGCCGGAGGAGTTCTTCAAGGCCCTGCCCGCGAAAGAGGGCATCAAGCTCAAGAACGTGGTGAGCGCAAATTTTTTCAATGTAGAGTAAACCCCCGCGAGGTAAGGCGGGAGTGCATACAGCTGTCAATCGTCACCCACACCGGCGTTGATTACTATATGCAACTACCTCTTTCTGAGCTATTCGAAACGGACAAGGAGGTGGCAGATGTATGGCTAAAAGCAAAGAATATGAGCTCGCGGTCAAGATAGCTGCGAAGCTCGACCCTTCCTTCAACACCAACCTGAGCAAGGCTGGAAAAGATGTGGAGAGCTTCGGAACTAAAGTCTCTGCTGCCGCTTCCAAAGCCCTCAAGGTTGGTATGGCGGCAGCGTCGGCTTTTGCTGGCGCTGCCGCTGCCGCTACTGCGGTTTCCATCAAGAATGCCATTGCATACGAAAGCAGCATGGCCGATGTCGCAAAGGTCGTGGATGGACTTAGGGACAGCAGCGGAAATCTTACATCTCAATACTACGAGATGAAAGATTCGCTGTTGGAATTGAGCACTCAAATCCCGATGACGGCTGAAGAACTTACGCAAATTGCAGCAGCCGCAGGCCAAAGCGGAATCGCTCGCGATGAGATTATTTCCTTTGCGGAATCCGCAGCAAAAATGGGGATTGCATTCGACACCACCGCAGATCAAGCCGGTGAATGGATGGCAAAGTGGCGCACGTCTTTCCAAATGAGCCAGAAAGACGTTGTGGCTCTTTCCGATCAGATCAACTATCTATCGAATAACAGCGCCGCAAATGCCGTTCAGATTTCCTCCATCGTTACGGAAGTTGGGCCTCTTGGACAGGTTGCTGGCCTCACTGCCGCTCAGATCGCTGCCTTAGGCGACACGATGGTCGGCGTTGGCATTGGAGAAGATGTGGCCGCCACTGGCATTAAAAAGATGGCCACAACCATGACCGCAGGATCATCCGCCACTAAAAAACAGCAAGCTGTGCTCTCAGAGCTCGGAATTTCCGCAACGGATCTCGCGCAGCGAATGCAAACGGACGCACAGGGAGCAATTCTCGACTTCCTTTCTGCCGTCCAAAAACTTCCCGCAGCAGAGCAGGCCGCCGCACTGAAAAACTTCTTCGGTCAGGAGAGCGTCGGTGCAATCGCACCACTGCTTACCAATCTGCCGGAGCTTCAAAAGCATTTTGATATGGTCGCCGACGCCGCTCAATATGCGGGCAGTATGGAAGATGAATATGCTTCTCGCTCTGCCACTACAGGAAACAGTATCGAGCTTGCTAAGAACGCCCTCTATCGCCTTAGTGTGGTTTACGGTGAAATGTTTGCCCCATACGTCAAGATCGCAGCGGATAAAGCAACTGAATTTTTGAACAAGCTCTCCGATATGCGGCCACAAATGGAAGCAGCGTTTTCGTGGATTGTAGCGCATGGGCCAGAAGTTGCCGCCTCCATCTCCACAATTGCAACGGCTATCGGAGGGCTCTGGATTGCGGGAAAGCTGGGACAGGGCGATGGCGAGAAAGGCTTTGACTTTAAAAAGCTGTTCAGCACGAAATCAGTAAAATCGAATATTGACAATCTCGTGCTCCAATTTGCCAACGCTGGCAAAAAGGTGCATGGCTTCGGAGGCTCTATCCTTTCGTACTTCAACGGAGTAAAAGGCGGCGTCGCAAAGCTTCGCCTCGGTGACGCATTCAAGACGCTCGGCGCAGCGTTTAAGAACACAAAGCTCGGCGGCGTAGCAAGCGGCCTGTTCAGCAGTCTGACCGGCAAGGCCAGCGGAATGCTGGGAGGTCTGAAAACTGCGTTGTCCTCCGGCTTTGCAAAGGCGCTGAGCGGTATCAAGTCGGCTCCGCTTGTAACTGGAATCACCAAAATGTTCACCAGCGCGGGCGGCAAGATTTCAAACGTGATCGGTAAGGTGCTCAGCAACCCATTTGTCGGAGGCCTCACAAAGGTGTTCGGCGGGATTGCCGGACGGCTCCCGGCGCTCGGCGGCTTGATTTCAACAGCCCTCGGCCCCATCGGCGGCATCCTTTCCACAATCCTGACCGGGGCGCTTCCCATTGTGGCAGTTATCGGCACCGTTATTGCGCTTTTCAGCATTTTCAAAGACCACCTCGGAGACATCCGAGGCGCTATTCAGAACACCTTCGGCGACAAGGGCGTGGCCGTTTTTGATGGCTTCATCAACGTTGCCAAAGGCATTGCTGACAAGATCAAGGGATTTTTCAGCCCCGAAAACCTTGCCAGTATTCAGCAGACTATTACAACCATGTTCGGCCCGGAGGCTGGCGCAGCGTTCGGCGGCCTCTCCCAGATCATTCAAAGCGTGATCGGCGTGGTGCAGCAGCTCGTGACGTTCTCCGAGACCTACGTCAAGCCCATCATTCTGAACCTTTGGCAGCTAATCACCACAACTATTCTGCCAGGCATTATGAGCGCCTTTGCAGCTGCGGCCCCCTACATTTCCGGCATCATTTCCGGCCTCGGCTCCACCATTATGACCGTGGCCACCATGATCGCGCAGGGCATTCAAGCCATCTGGCCGGTAATTCAGTTTATCGTGCAGGCGATGATGAACGTGGTGCAGGTAGTCGGCCCCGCAGTGCTCGCCGGAATTTCGTCCGTCGTTCAGAGTATCAGCGGAATCTTCTCCGGGCTGCAAACCATGTTCCAAGGTCTGATTGACTTCGTAACCGGCGTATTCACCGGCAATTGGCAGCAGGCGTGGGACGGCGTCAAGCAGATTTTCTCCGGCGCTTTCTCGGCGCTCGTAGAGCTCTGCAAAATGCCGATCAACATGGTTATCTCCATCATCAACGCCGCTATTTCCGGCATCAACAGCCTCGGCCTTACTATTCCCGACTGGGTGCCATTCATTGGCGGCAAATCGTTCTCGATCAATATCCCGACTATCCCGATGCTTGCCGCTGGCGGTATCGCCACGCGAGCAACGCAAGCGGTTATCGGCGAGGGCGCCGAGGACGAAGCGGTTCTACCGCTTTCCAAACTGGACGCCATGCTGCAGGCAACCCGCACCCAACAGGCGCAGACCACCGCTGCAACGGCCCTCACCGACGCCCAGCGCAACGCCCCGCGAGCCCCCGCCCTTGCGTTTGCCGACGATGGCAGCCAAGGCGGCCCCGCACCGCAAGGTGAAACGTGGAATGGAGGCGCCGTGAGCTATTCCCCGCAGATCATCATTCAGGGCAACGCAGATCAGAACGACGTCCAGAACGCCCTCGCTGCCGGTTTCGAGGAGTTCAAGAAGTACATGAAGCAATACCAAAAAGAGAACCGGCGCACAGCGTTTGCTTAAAGGAGGTAACAGCACAATGGCAGCGATCTATATAACCAAGAGCGGCGATCAATGGGACACTATCGCAAAGGCCGTTTATGGGAAAGAAGGCTGCGCCGATTTCCTTATGAAGCAGAACCTCCCGCTGCTTGATGTTTTTAGCTTTGACGCAGGCACCGTCCTGAACACCCCGGCCTTGCCGGAGGAGCTGGACGGCAGCCTGCCTCCTTGGAGGTACGGCGCATGAAGGCAAGACGCGCAGTTGTAGACACCATCTATAACAACACACCGATCACGGGCAACATCAAGGAAGATACCGAATCGTTCAGCTACACCGACAACGCCAGCAACGACAGCGACAGCGTGCAGCTAACGCTCATGTGCATCGACGACAAGTGGACGGGCGGCTGGATGCCGAATAAGGGCGCACGGCTCCTCAGTACCATCAAAGTTTATGACTGGCTTCGAGAAGGTGACAACCGGCAGCTCTACTGCGGCTCCTTCCTTTTAGACGATTTGTCCTTTGATGGTGAGCCCCGCACCATGAAGCTCGGAGCCGTCAGCGCCCCCACCGATGAAACCTTCAGCGCTACCAAGCGCACACAGACGTGGCAAAACACGACCGTGCAGCAAATCGCGCAGACCATAGCCGACCGCTCCGGCATCTCCCTCGAATACGACGCAGGGGCTTTCTCCATCGAGAGCATCGAGCAGGACGACACCGACAGCGCGTTTCTTAGCTCCCTTGCCGGGAACTACGGTTTATCCATGAAGGTCTACAGCAACCGGCTGGTGCTTTTTGACCGCGAGGCGTACAAGCGCAAAACTCCCGTCGCTACCATTGATCGCACCGAAATGAGCAGCTGGGGCTGGAATACAACCATTGCCGGAACCTATACGGGCGGGCAGCTCGACTATACCGACCAAGACCGGGACGCCGACATCCACGCCCAAATCGGCTCCGGCAGCCGCTGGCTCAAGCTCAACCAAAAAGCCAGCAGCCCCGCCGATGCGGGCATTCAGCTCGCCGCCGCCCTCAACCAGAAAAACCACGGCATGACCACCATCAACTTTAAGACAATGGGCAACGTGGCCCTTGTCGCCAGCCAGTGCATCAACGTAACCGGCATCGGAAAGCTCGGCGGCAAATATTACATCGACAGCGTGAAACACAGTATCGACGGCTCCGGCTATGTTTGCGACTACGAGTGCAGCCTTTGCTCCCCGGCGTTCAATAGCTCCGACGCAAGCGGAAATATCACCTACAACCCAAATCAGCACGACACCTATGCAGAGGACTACAACTCTACCTATCAGACAAGCGCCGGGACGGCTGGGAGCGCAGCTCCCACCAGCTCCGCAACTGCGGGCAAAGCGGTGAGTCTGTCCAAATGCCCGCTGTACGTTAGCAGCACCGCCAAGACCAAGAGCAACACCGTCAGCGGCACTTACTACCTGTACGACGGTATCAACGTGGCCGGGCGGTACAGAATCACGAAACCGGCCTCCCGCTGCGGCAAACTTCCTGTCGGCCAGAACGTAACCGGCTGGGTGGATGCCTCTTGCATCGGATAAATTCAGCATTGCGTTCAGCGCCTCAAATTTGACGCGTAGTGCATCTTTGCACTTAGTCGGTAAAGTTTGAGGACAACCATTTGCAAGCGAAAACAGAGGCCTCTTTTTTCCGTTGGAAAAAAGATAATAGTGTCGAGCTAAAAGAGGAGGCGAAAAGCAGTGGCAGCCGACGACAGCGGCGTCCGTTCCGGGCGCGTATCCAGTATCAACTATCAAGCCGGTACGGCCCGCGTCACTTACGCCGACAAAGACGGGACGGTTACAAAGGAGATCCCATTTGTAGCAAATAACGAGTACAACATGCCGAAGGTCGGCGACCTCGTATCGGTCAGCTGCACCAGCAACGGCACTGTGGCCGCTACCGTTGCCGGGAGCACATGGAATCGAAATAACACACCGTATGAAGGCTATGAAGGCCTCTACCGCAAGGAGTATAGCAACACCAAAAACAAGTGCTTCGAGCGGTACGACAGCAACACCGGCGAATATTTGATGCGCGTGAACAGGCTCGCCCGCAGGCAGGCCGCCGAGATCTACGACGAAGCGACCGGCAAAATCGGCATAACGGCTGGCGGCGCAGCCACCATCAAATCAACCGGCGCGAGCGTCGGCATTCAAGCCAAGACCGGCGTCGGCATCAACGGCGGCACGAATGTCACCATTGAGGCGGCAAAGGACATCTCAGCCGAAGCCGGAGGCAGCATCAGCATTGCAGCCGGAAAAAAGTGGATGCGCACCGTAAAAGGTACGTCGAGCGATACCGTCACCGGCGCCGCCACCTCCACCTTTAAGAGCCGCCGCACCGTTACCGTTACCGGCGCAGACCGCCAAACCTTCAAGGGTTCCCGGACGATCAGCACCAAGGGCAGAACCACTGCAACCTTTACCGGCAGCCTCACGGCCACCATGAAAGCCCTTTGCTCGATTACCGCCAAGGCAAACGTCACGCTCAAGTGCAAGGCCAAATTCACGCAAAAAGTGGATGGCGACTACTCGCTCGAAGTGGGCGGCACCAAGATAGCAATCGCTGCGAGCGGGGCCGTCACCATAACGGCAGCACCGAGCATTGACATCACCAGCGGAACCGGCGACATCACAATCAAGGGCGTATCCCTCCTCCACCACACCCACAAGGACGGTGGACAGGGCGAGCCCAACCAGTAAGGAGGCCACCATGCAAATCGGATCGTTCGGCCCGGTGGTCTTTGAGGTATCGGACAAGCGGATTTTCACCGCCTCGGACGTAAAGCGCAGCAGCAGCTCCAACTGGGCGGCGCATGACCGTATCGAGGGGAAATCCCGTAGCCAGTACCTCAACCCCGGACTTAAGAAAGTAACGCTCGAAGTCCAGCTCCGTGCAGACTATGGAGTTCCCCCAAGCTCGACGCTCGCGCAGCTGCACCGGCTGGCCGAAGGCCGGGACGTTTACCCGCTGATTCTCGGCGGTATCCCGCAGGCGGAAAACCCATTCAAGCTCACTGCCTGCGAAGAATCCGACAGCGCCAGTCTTCCCGGAGGCGCACTATTCAGCGCAGCGGCATCCCTTACCTTTGAAGAATACACCTGAGAGGAGGAGACACGATGGTTGTTAATACCCCGGAAATTGAGCTTGCAGCCTCTATCCCCGGCGAGGATACGAGCTCCCGCATGAAACGAGCCTCCGTCCTTTTCGGGACGCGGGCCGGAGAGCTTGCCGGTGATCGTGACTTCGGCCTCGACTGGGAAGCTATCGACGGCCCAATCGAAACCGTCAAAGCGCTTCTGGCAAGCGAAATTGTGACCAAGGTTGCAAAGTATCTGCCCGGAGCCACGGTCGCCAAGGTGGCGTGGAACTACGACGCCGCCAGCGGCCACATCACACCAAAGGTGGTGATTAACTTTGTCTGATATAGCAGCATTCAAAAGTATCCCCGACGTTTCCTTCATCGACTTTCTGACGCTCGAACAGGTGCAGGAGGACATGAAAGCGGACTACTCCGCAGCCTATAAGACCCTCACCGGGAATGAGGTTACACTGGCGGCAGCTGATCCTGTCAGCCTCATTATTTCCGCCGTAAGCCTTCAAATCTATCAGGCGCTGCAGTGCGTAGACCGAGCCGGAAAACAAGACCTGTTGAAATACAGCTATGGTGAGTTTCTGGACAATCTGGCCGCCCGCATCGGAATCACCCGCAAGGCGGCTGGATATGCCATCACCACGCTGCGCTTTACCCTCAGCTCCACCCAGAGCGGCGCCATTGGAATTCCCGCTGGCACACGAGCCTGCACTGAGGACAATGTCTATTTTATTACCAACGAATATGCCGAAATTGCCCCGGCAGGCTATGCCAGCACCACGCTGCGCTTCACGGCCACAGGCGCAAACGAAGGAATCAGCATTCCTGCAGAAACCCGCGCAGCAGCTGCAGACGGAACCATATTCAAAACCACTCAGGCCGCTCAGCTTGAAAAATGCGCCGCAGCCACAACGCTTCTCCGCTTCACTCTGAAATCTGCGGCTGGTACGGACGTTATTGTCCCCGCCAACACACCTGTCAATGCGGCGGATGGCTACACCTTCTTTACCGACGAGGAGGCCGAAATCCCGGCCAGCGAGTATGCCGTTACAACGCTTCGGCTCTACCCGCCCAGCACAGGCGACACCATTGTCCCCGCTGGAACCGAGTTCTCCACGAGCGGCGGCGTTACCTTCACCCTTGACGAGGACACGAGCGTCGATAGCTCGGACAGCTACACCGACGCCCCAGCCACCGCAAAGCTCCCCGGCACCCGCGCAAACGGAGTGACGGTGAACACGGCGCTGGCCTTTACGGTTTCCGGCATCACCTCCGCAAAAATCGCTTCAACGAGCGCTGGCGGCACGGATAGCCTTACAACCGAAGCAAGCGCCACAGCGCAGGCCATCGGAGCAGCCGGGAACGCGTATGCGGTAAATTCCATCACGGTGCTGCCAAGCGCCCTCGCAGCCCAAATGACCGCCACGAACCCAGAACCCAGCGCGGGCGGCTCCGGCTCCCTGAGCGTAGATATTCCCGCAATGGCCGTAAAGGCTGGCGAGGCTTGGAACGGTTACGAGGTCGGAACGATAAACGTCCAGACCGACCCGATTGACGGAATCGCATCGGTCGGAAACACGTCCAAGAGCGCTGGCGGCTATGGAACCGGCTATGTGGACGTCGCCGCCACGGCTGCCGTGACCGGGGCTGGTTGCAACGGGTATGACGCCGGAGCGGTGAACACGATGGTTGACCCTATCGCCTACGTTGGGAGCGTGGCCAACACGAGCCCAACCTCTGGCGGCACCGACACCGAGGACGACGACACCCTCACGGAGCGAGTGTTCAGAGCCCCGGAAGGCTACAGCGTGGCCGGGCCGTTTGGAGCCTATGAGGCTCTGGCGAAAGAATTCCGCAGCGACATCGGAGATGTGCAGATCACGAGCCCGACGCCGTGCGCCATCAACGTGTATGTGCTTCTTTCTACCGGCAATCTTCCCACCGCATCAGACCTTGCGGCCTTGGAGGAATACCTCAGCTCGGCAACTGTGCGCCCCCTGACGGATAAAGTGACCTGTCTCGCCCCCTCCGAAGTGATTTATAACATTGCGCTGACCTACTACATCGCCAGCAGCGACAGTGCGCAGGCCGCCGCCATACAGCAGGCCGTGGACGAGGCGGTGAATGACTACGTCGCGTGGCAGCGGGCCATCGGTACGGATATCAACCCCACCGACCTCATCTATCGTATTCGAAAGGCTGGGGCGAAGCGGGTGGTTTTGACGGCTCCGACCTATACCGTTGTTGAGGACACCAGTGTCCCGGCTATCGGAACCCGCTCCGTGGTATACGGAGGCATAGAAGATGATTAAGCTCTATGACGCCAAAATCACAGACGGCCTCCCCAGAATCATAAACGAGCAGGCGTGGGTTCAGGCCCTCGCCTCGGCTACACAAAATCAAATCCGAAAGGTGCTGGACTTTGCAGCAAAAACCCGCGCGTTTGCCTACATCGACGACCTCGAAGAACCAGTTCTTGATGATCTGGCAATCGAGCTTTGCACCCCGCTTTATCGGCAGACCTACCCAATAGAGGTCAAACGCCAGATCGTAAAGAACAGCCTCGTGTATTTCTCACGCGCAGGCACGACGGCAGCCGTTACCGAGCTACTTCAAGATATCTACTGTGGCGCTGTGATTGAAGAATGGTTCGAGTACAGCGGCCAGCCGGGCCGCTTCCGCATTATCCTCGACATCACCCAAACGCAAAAAGAGGTTTCTGTTTTCTCCACGGATGAAATGGAGCTGATGATCTACTCGGTAAAGCGTGGCTCTGCGCACCTCGACGGCGTCTATTTTATGATTCGCCACCCAATCAGCCTCGGCCACGTCTGCAACGCATGGCTCGCCTCACCACCGCAATGCGGCGAACCGTACTGCGGCACAGAGAACGAACCGTCCACCATCGGTTACAGCCTCGCCGGCACCACCATTCTCGGCAGACAGATAGACCCATACGCAGTAAGCCCTGACCCCTGCGGGACGCTGCCAGAGCCCTCCACCATTGGCATCAGCTCAGCGGCGGAAACCTCCACAGGCGGAACCGTCACAGCTTACGCGACACAACCGGCCCAGAGCGGCGCCCGCCAGTGCGGGCAAAGCTCCTGACCGCCGACAGGAGGTGAAATATAGAATATGGCATTTTATACCGACACGTTCATGACGGCCCGCAGGGAGCAGCTGCTCCGGGCCGTGCAGCGTTTCCAGTATCAGATTAACGGCTCCGCTTGGTACGACGGAGAGGTCAACAAAAAGGCCATCGAAGGAAACGCGGTTGTCTGTTACGTCAATGTCCCCAGCAGCGGGAGTGCAGACACCATCACCGGCGCCCGCGTCTACGACAACAACGGCGCACTTGCAGGCAGCCAAAGCGTGAGCCTTGCCCGAAAGAGCATCAACAGCGCACTGCTCCGCTTTACCTTCCCGCTGATCGAAACCACATAAGAGGAGGCGACAAGCCATGTATGACAGAACATTCTGGGTCGATAAAGTAACCGACCAGAACGGTGCGGTGATTCAGGAAGGAACCCTCCTCGATCAGACGCACCACAACAAAATTGAAGTCGGCATTTCTGACGCAAGCCTCGCGGAAAAGCTCCGCGCGTTCTCGCTGATTCAGAACGGTTACACCGACACCGAAGAAACCATCAAGGCCACCATTGAGAACAACACCCTGACCGCCATTCAGTGGGTGGAAAAGGGAACCTCGCAGACGGCAGCTGCAGGAGCTGCTCCGCAGGAGTGGCCGTTCAACAACAGCGCCGTCACCATCCCGCTCGCCTATAACCGCAATACCTCGAATTACACATCCGATATTTGCGTGGCCGAGTACAGCGGCGGTCGGCTCGGCAACATCACAGTGCAGGACAAGGCCCTCAACGGCTTCAAGCTCCTGCACGACGGCAGCGCCACAAAGCTGGTGCTGGTAATCAGAGTAAGAGGAGGTTACACGGTATGAAAATTATCGAAGTGAACGAGGGCACAAAAATTGAATACGCCCTCAGCAAGTACAAACTGACCCTCGGCGACGCCATCATGCTCTCCCTAAACAAGTATCAGCGTGACTGGCCCGTGGCTGTTGACGTTATGGCCGACGCGGACGGCAACCTGATCGTTGGCGGCGGTGGGCGCTTCTACGTTGCTCAGGTTCAAATTCCGGCCATTGCCTACGTTGAGGCCGAGGCCGATGCCGCAGCGGAAAGCACCGAAACGGGCACGGCAGCGTGCGGCCCCACCATGACACCCGTCCCGCTGAACACCGACGATGTGACGCTCTCGCTTTGGAGCATCGACGGCATCAACATCATTTAAGGAGGAAATCAACATGGCAAATTTTGATCTTTCCGAGCTGGCGCTCAAATCCATCTGCCCGAACAACGCCATCAAATACGACGACAAGGAAATGCCGTCCGTTATGGTGTATGTCCCTAAGTTCGCCCTCAAGGACGTGCTGAACACCACCGACGCAAGCACCCACCCGGCCTTCATTGTGAACGGCGTCGAAAAAGCCGGTTTCTGGTTTGGCAAATATGAGACCCACCATTACAATGGCCGGGCCTACAGCCTGCCGTGCGAAGATCCGTCCGCAAGCGCAACGCTTGACACCTTCGTGGCCAACGCAAAAGCGAAGGGCGAAGGCTGGCACGAGGCCACCAACGCCGAATGGGCGGCTCTCGCGTTGTGGTGCAAGAAAAACGGCACCATGCCTTATGGCAACAATAACTATGGCAAGGACACCCGCGAAACCACCTACAAGGCTATCCCCACCTTGAGAGAGGCAGACGGCAAGATCGACCGCGTGGCCACCGGCACCGGCCCGCTTTCTTGGAGCCACGACGGCACTCTCGGCGGTATCTGGGACATGAACGGCAACGTCTGGGAGTGGGTGACCGGCCTGCGCCTTGTCTATGGCGAAGTTCAGATTATCGCAAACAACGACGCTGCCGACAGCAGCTGCGACCTGAGCGCCACCAGCGCAGCGTGGAAGGCCATCAAGGCCAGCGACGGCACCCTTGTGACGCCGGACGGCAACGGCACCACCGCAGGCACCGTCAAAATGGACTGGCTCACCAACAAATGCACCTACAGCACCACGATCACAGTTAAGGAGGACGCAAGCCGTGGCTGTTCTTTTAAGGATGTGACCTGCGACGCCAGCATCGGAACCGCAGCGCAGCTGCTCCTGAGAGCCCTCGCCATGCTGCCGGAAAGCGGCGACACCGCCTATGACGATGATTACTTCTACTTCAATAACGGCGCAGCAGAGCGGTGCCAGTTTCGCGGTGGCGGCTGGAGCTACGGCACGAGTGCCGGTGTGTTCAATTCGGGCCTGAACTACCCGCGCTCCTATGTCGGCACGCGCGTCGGTGGCCGCTCCGCTTTCATCGAATAACTGCAAACTGATTACAGCGTAACTGACGGGTCGGGCGATAGCCCGGCCCCATACGCAGGAGGAACCGAACATGGAAGTGGACACGCCCCGCAATGCGTCCTTTGAATCCTTCATATTGAAAGAGAAAATCGGCGACATGATGAAATACGGATACCCGCTTACCATGCAATTTAGCCGGAAGAACCGAGAGCTCGCAGATCAAATGCGCGTTTGTATGCTTACGCTCTACCGCAAGGCGGTGGAGATAGAAAAGAAGTATTACAAAAAGACCACGACCCAAGAGCTGGACGTTGAGCTCGACGTTCTCCGGCACCTCGTGCGCATGGCCGCAGACAAGGACTTCTGCGGCACGAAATACGCACCGCCCCTCACGGCCCAGCAGTACAAGGTCTGGGCAACAAAGAACGACGAAATCGGGCGCTTGATCGGAGGCTACATCAAGTCCCTAAAATAGCGCCCGCTGGGAACAGGCCAAAGCGGTGCCAGTATCGCGGTGGCAACTGGAACAACGGCACGAATGCCGGTGTGTTCAATTCGAACCTGAACAACCCGCGCTCCAATGTCAACACGAACATCGGTGGCCGCTCCGCTCTACGCCCATGCTCGATAAGTGGGCCGCCCCTCAAGGGAGGCGGTCGGTGCATGGGCCTAAAGGGGCCTGTTTCCGTTCCGGCCCAGAATGAAGCCGGAAAAAATCTGAATTACCGCGAAGGCGGGAACGTCACGCGCGGCACGAGAGAAGATCACATGGATAACCTACCAACCTCGCAGATGACCGTTATATCCGACGCCTACTCCATCATCTGCGATTTTGAATGGCTGGAACGAGCTTACAGAAATGCCCGCAAGGGCAAGCGATACCGCAGCGAGATCATGCGCTTTGCAGATGACCTCGAAGGGCACCTCTTTCTGATACAGGAAGCAATGCTCGCCGGTACATACCGCATCGGGCCATATAGGCGCCTCTGGGTGTATATCCCCAAAAAACGCCTCGTTATGGCGCTTGGCTTCGCAGACCGTATCGTCCAATGGAGCATATACCAGCTCTTAAATCCTTTCTACGACCGGCTGATGATTGAGGACAGTTATGCCTGCAGGGTCGGAAAAGGCAGCCACAAAGCAGCAGAGCGGCTGCAATACTGGCTCCGGCAGATAGACCGAAAGCCCGGCCCCGGCTGGTATTTTCTAAAGCTCGACATCAGCAAATACTTCTACAGGGTAGACCACGCAAGGTTGCTCGGCGTTCTGCGAAAACGCATCACTGACGACCGCCTTCTTGCCTTCCTCGAAGGCGTAATCAACAGCGACGCTGAACCCTTCGGATTGCCGCCCGGTTGCAGCCCGGATGAAGTGGCGCTCAACGATTGGATCTATGACGCCGGAATGCCCATCGGCAACCTAACCTCGCAGCTCTTCGCCAATATCTACCTCAACGAGTTAGACCAGTTCTGCAAACACCAGCTGCACATTCACTATTACATCAGGTACATGGACGACGTAATCATTCTCGCCCCGGACAAGCAGCAGCTCCACAGGATAAAGGCCAGCATTGAAGCCTACCTGCACGAAGCCCTCGCCTTAGACCTAAACGACAAAACAGCAATCCGGCCCGTGAGCATGGGAATTGAGTTCGTCGGAATCCGCACATGGGCAACGCACTGCACCCTCAGAAAGAGCACCGTCCGCAGGCTAAAGAGCGAGGCTCGCTCCATTTCTGAAAAGTACCTCACCGGCCAAATGAGCGCCGAGGATTTTCACCGCCGAGCGGCCAGCTTCAACGGCCTGCTCTCCCACACGAACAGCGCGTCGCTCCGCTGGCGGCTCAACGAAATTTATCTTCGGGCAGCAGCCCGAAACAAGGAGGCGCAAACCGATGCCCCATTCTGAGACAGAGCTCCTCGACCGGCTGTGCGCCATCGTCGCGGAGCAAAACAGCATTATCCAAGCACAGGCGCACATCATCACGCAGCTTCAAGGCGACAACCCGACAGCGCCCCGCATCCAGAGCGTAACGCTCACCTGCAGGGAGCTGACCGGGAATCTCCTTGAAAAATAAAAAAACAGGAGGACACAAAAAACATGGAAGCATTGAAAAAAGGCATTGACGTTTCCCATTGGCAGGGCAGCATCGACTTTGCAGCCGTTAAGTCGGCTGGCTTCGATTTTGTCATTATCAAGGCAGGCGGCGCCGACGCTGGCTATTACAAGGATAGTCAGTTCGAGCGGTACTATGCCGACGCCGTGGCCGCAGGTCTGGACGTTGGCGCATACTACTTCACCGGCAAAGCGTTCTGCACTGCAGCGCAGGGCAAGATCGAGGCGCAGCAGTTCCTGAACATCGTGCGCGGTAAGAAATTCTCGTACCCCTTGGAGGCGGACATCGAGGCCGTGCCTACCAGCGCAGGCCGCAGCGCCATCACCGACGCAGCCGTCGCTTTCCTTTCCACCTTGGAGCAGGCCGGTTATTACGCGGGCGTTTATGCCTCGGATATTTCTGGCTTCAAGGAGCGCCTCGACGACAGCCGCCTCGCTGCTTACGATCACTGGGTCGCCCGGTACACCGCGAACGGCCCCCAGTACGTCAAGGAGTACGGCCTGTGGCAGTACGGCGGCTCTATCAACAAGCTTCGCTCTGTAAAGGTGGCTGGCGTAAGCTCCGCTGCCTGCGATCAGAACTATGCCTATAAAGATTACCCCGCCATCATCAAGGCGGCAGGCCTCAACGGCTACACCAAGGAGGCGCCGGAGCCCGCCAAAAAGAGCAACGAGGAAATCGCCGCCGAGGTGCTCACCGGCAGCTGGGGCAACGGTTCCGAGCGCAAGCAGCGTCTGGCTGCTGCCGGGTACGACTACGCAGCCATTCAGAGCATTGTCAACGGCCTTGCTTCCTCCGTCTCTAAAAAGAGCGACGAGGAAGTGGCCCGCGAAGTGGTGCAGGGCCTCTGGGGGAACGGTGCAACCCGCAGAGAACAGCTGGCCGCTGCCGGTTACGACTACGCAGCAGTGCAGCGCATTGTGAACGAACTGACCTGAGGAGGCACCGAGTGGAAACGGTAATCAGCTTTACCCCCGAACAGCTCTGGACTGGCCTCTTGGCCCTCTGCGCCGCCATTGTGAGTATTTCCGCAGCAATAGCCGTTATCGGCAAAATTGTTGCTAAGGCCAAGAAGCCGAACGACGATCAGAACAAGCGCCTCGATGCACACGAGGAATGGCTGAAAAGGCACGACGAGAAGCTCAAGACCTTTGATGGGTACTTTGACCGTGACAAGCAGCGCCTCGACAGCATCGAGGAAGGAAACCGAGTGACGCAAAAGGCCATCCTTGCGCTGCTCGCCCACGCACTGGATGGCAACAATATCGAGCCTCTGCGGGATGCCAAGGAAGCCCTGCAGAAGTATTTAATCAACAGGTAGGAGGAAACATTTTATGACTACTATTGTTCTCGCCCTGATCGCCGCCGTCGTGGTGGAAGCCCTTGTGGAGTACGCAAAGACCATCGTCAATGCCGTGGCCACCAAGGATTACAAGACCGCAGCAACGCAGCTCTGCGCCATCGTGCTCTCTGTTGGCGTATGCTTCGCCTTTGGCGCCGACATCTTCTCGGCGCTGGGTATCACCCTCAACGTGGCGTGGCTCGGCACCCTGCTCACCGGCATTTTTGCGAGCCGTGGCAGTAACTACATCTCGGACATTGTGGCCCGTATTCAGGGCATGAAGTCCGGCAGCTCCGCACAATAAATACATCGCGCAGTCGCAGTGTGGAGGCGCTACAGTGGCGCTTCTGCTTCGGCAAGTAAAGTTTGCCTTGTAATGCGCGAACGGCAAAGAAAACGCCTCTTTTTTCCAGTAGAAAAAAGATAGAGCGTGAAAATACGAAAGGCCCCGACGCAACAACCAGCGCCGAGGCCTTTCTTTTATACGCACCTGTAACCGTTCCGTTCGAGGAACTTCTCCGCTTGGTGCAACTCCGTAAATGTGCGGGAGGAGTGCTTCTGGCCGTCCCGGCCTTTGATATGCTGCCCGCTCAGAGCCTTCACGATGTACTGCAGCTTTCCGTTTTTTGAAACTTCGTTGAAGTAGACGGCCTCGCCGATCGCATTTGCCATTTTCATTTTCAGCCCTCCGTTTCAATCGGCTGCCCTTTGATGCGCTGGGCGGCGATAAGCAAGTCGTTCACATATTCGACATCCTCGACGCTGAGGTCTTCACACTGCTGCATCTTCGCAGCGATCAGCTTGCACTGCACCCGGAGGAGCTCCGCCTCGCGTTCATCCAAGCGGCAGAGAGCCCCGCACACCGGGCAGCGAATCAGCGTCTGCAAGGTGCCATCCGGCATGAGCTTCTCGCCCACGATTTGGAGCCTGACACCCTGCACCCCGTACTCAATCCGTTTGGCACCAGATGCCCCGAACCGTTCCTCGTCCTGAGGGCACGGCAGCTCGACCCGATACGGAAACCCATCCTCGCCCTTGCGCTCAAACACGACAGAAGAACGATGCGCCAGCACGATGGGAAGCCCGGTCACGTCTACGGTGAGAGAGCGGCTGCAACCGCGCGACGCGATGCGTTCTGCGGTAAGAGGGGTGCGAAGGCCGCCCGTATGCTCCGAAGTGAACGGCCAGCGGTAATGCCATCCGCAGGCCGGGTCGAGATAGCCGCTCGGCTCAAGGTTTGAGGAACTGTAACGCTTCGCCCCGTGGGCCACAGCCCACTGCATTTCGTCATAAGTGATATACTCCAAATCCTCGCAGGTGCCGAGCTTCACGGCGGCATCGGAGCCGCCCAGCTTGATATATTCCCCCAT